TCAGTGGTAAAGATCGGAGCCAAAGCTGTTTCCAGCCACATGTACTCCCATGCTGCCCCCAACCATAGGCAGCCCAGTTGACGGGTTCAGTGCAAAATCAAGATTCTGATGACAGGGGTAATCGTCGGGAGGGCAGTTCTCTGTGTCATCCGTGGCCGCAGAGGAAGTTAGGCCAGCCCCGCCAGATAATGTGCGAGAAGCTTGATCATGCCCGTAGCCTAACGTCCGGCCCTGAGATTGTTTCGAATTACGGGCTTGAGATTCCAGCCGCTCATATCGGTGGTTCAAAAGTTCAATAAGAGGCAGTGTGATGGCCTCCATGCTGACTCCCAGCTCACCACTCAGGACCTTGACGTGATCGTAGCGGCCTCGATCCAGCGCATACTCGTTGACGTATTTCCTTTGGATTGCTGCGAGTAATCGCCGGTCGAGCAGGTAACCAAGCAAGTACCCGAGGGGAATGGTGGCGAATAGAGACATCAGGCCGGCCGCTAAGAATCCTGCCACGATCACGACGATGGGCAGCGCGAAGGTGGCGAATTGCTGGAGCGCCTCATACGGTTGTCGCCCTTCGGGCGGGATTGGTATTTGCACTGTTTCCCAATACTCCCGGACCTGGCGGCGCTCTATCAGGCGATGAGCAAAGTCCAGAGCTCGGGGCGAGGCGCTCACGACAAGCGAATGTAGATCGTCAATGTGGTTCGGCATATGAGGCATTTGTCGGCCAGTCAGTTCAACGACCAAGTAGCAGGTGATGGATACCTCGCAATGTCATCCAACCAGTCCACGTCGCCGCGCCACCGTACATCACATTAAGCACATTTCCCTGCTCGATTAGGTTCATAGTTATGAACCCAATCAATAGAAGCGACAACCAGCCTTTGAAAATGGCGAGAAATACAAGCGCCACGGGGAAGACGGTCGCTGTTTTAGCGAGGCGATAAACGCGCCGATTCTTAGTCTCGCGCAGCGGGGGCATGCTTTGATTGCACGTATTCATAGGGTGCTGATACTACGTTTTTCGTAGGGACGTGGCAAGCTTATCCTACGAATATCGTAGGCGTGCCGATCCTCGCCAAACCCACGCCCACAACTTTTGGCCGACGCCTCCGCGAGGCCAGGCTCATGGCCTCGCTGACGCAAGAGAAGCTTGGCGTGGCCATCGGTCTTGATGAGGGAACTGCCACGGTGCGAATCGGCCGCTACGAAACTGGGGTTCATGAGCCATCTCATTCCGTCATCGAGCGATTGGCAGAAGTCCTGGGTGTCCTCCCCCCATTTTTCCACTGCCGTGACGATGACCTTGCTGAGGTGATCTTGGCATGGAGCAAACTGACTCAGGCAAACCGGTTTCAGATAACAGAGTTCGTACGCAGTCTGCCTGTTGAACAGAGACGCTCCTCCTAATCCTCTTCAGTGACGCCTTCATCCTGTTGAGGTTGTTCTCGAAGCTGGAAGCCTTTCGGCGTCCACCGGTACGGGGATGTGTGGATTTCACCGGTGCTCGGGTCCAGCCAGCCGCCAGCTACTCGGGTAGGGACCACATCTGCTGGAAGCTTGGCTTTAAGCCATCGCGGCAAGCAGGCCAGCGCGACGGCCCGCTTGCCCGTTTCATTCAACCCACCGTAGCCAAACATACGCGCGCCTACAGGCAGCAGCGCCTTGTCATCGTGCTTGCGGAGGTATTTGATCCACATATGAGGGCTTTGGCATGCCTCGATCCAACTCGTACCCCATGGCCACCACCTATCGAGCTCAGCGTGCTGCAATCGGAGACCTCGTGGCAGCCAAATTACGAGGTGATAATGAAGCCGCCCCGCCTTTTCTAGTACCCAGAGATAACGCAGCAGCTTGCCCTGCCGCTTGAGCTTTGATCGCAGGCGGTCGAAGAATCGAGAAATATGTTCGGGTGCGAAATCATGATCCTTGGCGTATGTCAGCGTGAGGCAGACTGCATAGCAGTCGTCGTCGGATGCGCTGACACAAAGTGCCTTTCCAACGGCAGCAATTTTTCTTGAGGGGCTTGCAAGCTTCCTCCTGCGCGACGGAGTTGTTTCGGTCTTACTGACAAGTTCACGGGGGCTGCGACGGCCACCGGTACGGATACGAGACATGGTGTGCTCCAAGGGAGCTCGCCACCATTTGTCCTCACACCGACCTTAGCCGGTTAACCCACTTAGTACCTTTATGCGAGCGAAATAGCCGTCCGGCGCTTTGGCGCGGACGAGAACGGTTGCTGATGTTGATGCGGCGATAGTCTTCTGCTTACCAGAGGCTAGCGTGCCGCACCTATGGGATCGTTTCGCGACTACGAGCTGCGAGCTTGTGGAGCGTGGAGCGGCTGACACCGAAATGAGCGGCAATCTCACCCACCGCCATGTCCTTGTTCTTCATCATTGCTACGGCCGCTTTGCTCTGCGACGGATTTAGGCTGGGACGTCGACCGCCCTTCCTTCCTCGCGCACGCGCCGCGGCGAGGCCCGCGAGCGTGCGCTCTCGAAGCACGTCGCGCTCGAACTCTGCCATTGCCGCGAACATGTGAAATGCAAGCTTCCCGGCAGAATGCTGCGTATCAATGGACTCCTTCAGCGACCTGAAAGCGATCCCACGAGTACCGAGGTCGTTCACGATGGACACAAGACCGCTCAAGGTCCGCCCCAGCCGATCCAAGCGCCAGACAGTTAGCGTGTCGCCCTCCCGGAGGGCTTTAAGGCATTGACTAAGCTCTGGTCGGTCCAGTGTGCCTCCACTGGCCTTGTCCTCGTAGATGAGCTTGACCCCGGCGCTCTCTAGCGCGTCGCGTTGCAAGTCCAGATTCTGTTCATGCGTGCTGACGCGCGCATACCCAACTTGTGCCATTAGGACCCCTTTGTTCGGTCTTGATTGGTAGATGGCTTTATCGCCACCTTGGTATAGTCAGAATCGCGAAAAAAGACGTACGGCAGATAACAAGATCAAAGGGTCGTTTGTTCGTCGCTCGGCGGGCCAGCGGGCTAGCCCCGCAGTTTCGCGCCAGTTCGTCATTAGGCTCCGGTCAACACAGGAGTGTGAAAGTTCAAGCCTGGATAAGAGAGCTGCTCCAGCATTTCAGAGAGGTGCTGGATCGGCCTCTTACCTTGGTAGTTCTCCACGATGTCCGAGACCTCCTTCTGCCTCTTCCTGGTACTTTCCTGGTCTTCCTTGCCAAGTTCTGAGGAGTGGCCGGTAATGACTTCCATGTTCTCGATGTCAAGCAACATGGCCTGGCGGAGGAACGTCGACCGGAAGGCGTGCAGGCCGACAAGACGAGCCCCTGGGGTATCGTCACGGAGTTCGAGGTCGACGAGGAGACCGCGAAACCAATCCCCGGCCTTTGGTGCCGCCCTGCCCACACTTGGTGGGAACCCGGGAAAGAGAAGAGTGTGCCCTTGGCTTTTCACTCGTCGCACATACTCTAAGAAGCCAAGTTTGATTAGCTGGGAGTGAATTGGAACCTGCCGGCTAGATCCTGCTGTCTTGACTGACTTCTTGATCTTGGCATGGCCCGGCGTCTTCTGGTTCAGGTCAAGAAACCATAACCCTGATTCATCCTGCCGCACGTCAACTTGAGGATTCACTTGGCATAGTTCATTCATTCGGGCGCCGGTAAACAGGGCGACATGTGGGAGCCAAAATTTGTGTGCTTCGCTAGCATCGGCCGAGAAGGCCTTCATTTCGGCGCCTTCGAAGAGTCGTGCCAGTTCGTGTGGGAGCATTGCTCGCTGCCCGGCTTCGGGCTCCTTACGGCTGCCGACGTACTTGACGCCGCTCAGAGTGATTGTCATGGGCCAACCTTGATCTTGCCGATGGGTCTGGCACCATTCGATGAAGGGCCTCAGGACAGCCATGTAACTGCCTTCAAAAGTGGCCTTGCTGATTTCGCCTTCTTCGAGAGCAATCAAGTCGACAAGGCTGATGCGCCGCTTCCTACAAGCCACCTTCCAGTGAGGCGGGATGCTTTGAATCCCATCGGTGAAGCGAACAAAATCCGACTGTTTCAGTGTTGCGATCGGCTTATCGCCCACGACCTCAACGAGCATTTCGACCACGCCCGCAACTTTCTTCAGCATCGCCGGTTTTTCGAGTTTTTCGTAGTACTCGACGTAGTCTTTTAGAACGCTGGACAGCAGCGGTGAGGCAACTTTGTGCGCAAAGGCGGGCGTGGGTACATCTTCACCGTCGTACCGCTGGAGCAGTTTCTGATTAGTCTGGACCGCGACGTGGGCGAATGCTCGCGTCAGGCGCCTCATATCCTCCTCGGGGGCATCAACTTGATAGCCGTAGAGGTCGAGAAACTGGTCTAGGGCACCTCGAAAGACGTCAAGCTGGCCGCGTGCCAGGGCTCGCTTTGAGCAATCGATCGCCGCTTGGTACCCGGCTTGATGCTCCTCAATCTCTTCATCAGAGTAAGGGTCATCGCCCATTCGGCGGCGCTCCTCACCCTCTAGGCTGGCGGCTTCGAAATGGGCACAGATATCGGCGATTGCCTCAGGTGTCAGAGATTTAATCTGCATGACAGCCTGAATTCTCTGCTGGGCGTCCGTTTCAGCGAGGCGCTGGCGGTGTGCCTGCCACTCGGAGGTCAGCTCGGCTTCGGCCAAACGGTGCAGCTCAAGCGCAGCTCGGTAGTTTTTGGTTCGAAGCGAACGGCTGAACTCCCGCTTCCCAGGGTAGCAGGGCAGGAGGTCGGTAGGGATACGGCGACGCAGATAGTACGTGCCGCTATCAGGGTGGCAGACGAGGCCCGTCGGGAGTGCTGGCATGTTGAATTTGAAACCCAAATATAAGTGTAGGGTTCCAAGCAGGCCATGCGAGGGCTTCTTGCCATGTGTGCAAGCCCTGTGTAGAACTTCGAGTGAAAAAACACCCTGGTTTCTATGAATCTATTTTCGATTCAAGGGCCTGCGAAAAAAATGGCGGAGAGGGTGGGATTCGAACCCACGGTACGGGGATACCGTACGCCTGATTTCGAGTCGCATATGCGGCAGGCGCAAAGGCAATCTTCCTAGGGAGAGGGCAGTGCGATGATCGCCAGGAATGCCCGGAATGCGCCCTGTCGGTCAACATTCCCCCCACCACATCAAGCCCGCTTCTTCTGCCCCATCCTCGCTATCGCATCGGTTAGCCGCGACTGGTCAAGGTGGGCATACCGCTTCGTGCTGCGCGGGTCCTTGTGGCCCAGGATAGCACCGACCGTATACAGGTCAACGTCGTTGTTGATCAGTTCGCTAGCGGTACTGTGCCGCAAATCGTGGAAGTGGACATGGCCCAGGCCCACTTTCTCCCGGCTGACCCGCGCCCATTTCTGGATAGTGGACTTGGCACATCGAATAGGCCATCCATCACGGTATCGCGCGAGCTTTGGGTGCATGGGGACACGCCGGATCATGTCGCCGTTCTTCGTGTCGTGGATAACGAACGAATCGCCCTCGATCTTGGCCTTCAGGATCTCAGACAGGCGCATCCCCGTGTAGAAGCCTACGACCATAGCAATCCGCGCCTCCCTGTTCCGGCAGTGCCGGATCATCCCTAGCATCTCCCGGACCGTCACATAGACGTGGCGCTCATTGCGAACCGTGGGGACTTGTACGCGTGCCCCAGGGTCATGCTCGCCCTGGTTGTGCTTCTTCCATGCCCAGCGACCCGCAGCGCGCAGCAGCGATATCTCGTACTTGATGCTCGCCGGGGCCTTCTCCTGCTTGGCGACCTCCGCGCAAATCTCTGGGAGTTCGTCTAAGAACCGGCCAGCGTAGTACCCATACAAGGAGGAAAACACCCGCATGACCTCTTTGTAGGTCTTCAGGTGCTTCTTGTCCTCGAGGTACAACTCAATTGCCCGCTCTACCGTTGCCCGATCACGCGCAATGCCGGTCGCGACTGCGTAGAGCCTCGCGGACTCTTTCCGGTCGTAGGCGTCCGCTTCGGTTCGAGTCCATGCTTTCGGAAGACGGCTACGAGTGCGGACCCTCTTGCCCTCGATGGTGCGGTCGAATTCAAAGACGAACTGACCGCGTTTTGTGTCGCGATGGATCGACATGATTGCCTGTACTCCAGCAGATCAGTAAGTTCAAAGGAAATGCGCCTGCCGACTCGGTAGCATGGTATCGGGCCTTCCGGGGCGGCAAGATCATACACATGGCGCGGAGATACCCCTAAGAGACGGGCAGCCTCCAACGCCGATACGGGTTCAGATACGGGTAGCTCCATATCGCCTCCAAAACGAAGCCCGCGCTAGGCGGGCTGTGTAATCTGGTTTCGGGCTATCTGTAATAGCCTGGGGTCGGCCTTCGTCAGCACGTCCAGCAGGAGGCGCTTTTCCTCCAAGTAGGTCACGGCGAACTTAGGGTCATGCTGTACGATGCTGCTGGTGTTGCTGATGAGATCGGCGACCTTAATGGTTTGGACCCAACCAGGTGCGCCTGACAAGCGCTCGCGGGATAAGCGCTTCCGTTCAGCGCGGTTTCCTTCCTCCAAGTCGGAAAGAAGTGAAACGCCCCGCACCACGGCTTCCATTTCTGCCATCGAATAATCGGGGCTGGTGTCTAGGTGTTCCCATAGACTGGTAGCGGTAACCCCCTGGTCCTCCATACAATCGTGCAGCCAGGCGGTGGCGATCATGACCTGCGGGTGAATGAGTTGCCATTCCACGACTGTGGCCACAATCCCGGCAACTTCCGCCAGGTGATCCGTGTACGGGTTGTTGGTGTACTTGCGCCGCTGGTCTTTGTGTACAGACCGGGCGAATTCCATAGCTTCAAATGCCAGGCTCAATTTCGCCTCCATGCATTACGGGTTACTTCCAGCAGGCGCTGGATTGCGTCAGGCATAAGCGCTTCCTGTCTGTCCGCGTTCGTTGCTGCCGGTGCATGTGTTTCGATGATCGGTCGCATGGGGACAGCGCTTGTTTCCGCACTTGCTGCACAGGATCATGCGCATCTCCATGCTGTGAGGTCGGCATTTGGCACAGTTGCAGGGGCCAGGTGCCAACTCGTCGAATCGCACCGTCACCCGCTCAACCTGGATCGCATTGCCGCTGCTGAACTTCTCCCGCAGCAGCACCCCATCCCTCGCCAGCGCTACAAGCTGGTCTCTCTCGGCGCGAGACAGGCTGACAGATTCGCCGAAGCTGCGACAAAAAGGCATTCTGTCTGCAATGGCCTGCAGTTCCTCTTTGGTCATGATTGCTCCTTTAATGGCGCATTGCCCGCGGGCGTGCTAGATATATGAGGCATTTCCGCCAGCAGCTTCATCGAATCGGCGTAGGCCCGGCTGGCGCGCATTTCGTCGATCTGGTCGGCGCCAAGGGTTTCTGTGCACTCGCGAAGCTGGGCTGCCAGGCGTTCGATCAGGTCAGCCATACACGGCGCCTCCGTCGGTGTGCGAGTTGCCGCTTTCCCGCGAGGCTGGAATCATTGCCTGGCGCTGGCTGGCGGCCGGTGAGGGCGCAGAAGTTGCCGGTTTTTCTGCCGGTTGCGCGGACAGGGCGGCGCGGCATGCATCTAGGCAGCGGTTCCAGCCAATGCGGTACTGGTCGTGATAGCGGAGGTCGTGGCACGGTGCAGGCAGCACCCCGTCGCTGACCTGGGGCGCGGCATCTAGAATGGCCTGCACCAGGCCGACAGCGTTATCCAGGGTGCCATCGTTGCAGAAGACAGCCAGCGCCTCATCCACCTCGGGCAGCTCGGCAATGCGCAATGCATTCTGGCAATCCGTCGGCGGCGCCTCCCCGGCTACAGGGGCGTTTGCCGTGGGTTCGCGCCACGCCCGCGCAGCGAGGAACGGGTCCTTGGCGAGCGCCGCGACAGACGGAGCTGCGCGGCCTGCATCCCACCAACGCCGCGCCTTGTCCTTGTCAGTATCGCCCGTGATTAGGTACGGGCGATTCTTCCATGCGTTCTCGAACGCCTCCGGGGCATCGGCTACAGGGGCGCGCAGCTTGGACAGCATGGCGGATTCGACCGCCCGCGCCTTCTTACGGTCATTTTCGGCGTGCCATCCGGTGTCGGCAGCGTGCCGGCCACATGCGGCGTTAATTTCGTCATCCGTCAGCACGGGCTGCGCGGCGTTGTTCTCGGTCATGTTATTCATACGAGGTCGTATCCGTTTTCGATGTCGAGGACGCTTTCGATGAAGATTTGCGCTTGCTGCGCGTTGATCGCGTTGCCGTAGGCGCGCAGGCGTCCCACTCGGGCGGGAGCCCCATGAGCCAGCGGGAATGTGCCGGGTTCAACTGGCCGCCACTTTCCATCCCGGCAGAGGAGCCAATCAGCAGCTCGCCAGAAGCCATTAACCGGGCCGGCTTGTTGTGATCCATCGCCAGCTTCACCGACGCCGATAAGTCCATGGTCACCTTCGACCCGTCCGGCATCCGCCCCGCCATGGTTACGCCCGGCCGGTACCCCTTTCCGCCGCTGCCGTCCGACGCTGCCGGCGTCGGCCATCCTGCCAGTGCAACTTGGTGCGTCAGCATCGATGGAAACGTGTTGCCCGTCTTGCCCTGCGACCTGGCCAGGTACTGATCCCCCGTCCCGCCCGGCTCGCTCGCCGTGGGCGCTCCCCAGCCGGCCAGAAGCGCCTGGTGGCAAAGCTGCACCTGCCCGGAACCCGTGCGGCTGCCCAGCTTCGCGTCGACCGTGTTCGGCGTGCGCCAGGACGTCAACCGCACCGCTTCGTTCAACGGCCGGCTGTTGTGCGTCAAGTCGTTGCCCGCTGCGTTGGCGCCCTTGTGATCCCGGGCCTGCGGCGTGGGCCACGAAGTAGGTCCGGTCGCGCTTATGGGGTGCGCCGACAGACGCTGAAGGGAACGCGACAGCAGCGGCCGCAAAACCCAGGGCTTCCAGGTCAGTCGAAACAAGGTCGAGCCAAGGTTCTGCGTCCTTGCTTGCAACCTGCTCGCCAAAGACGACTGGAGGGCGGCGCTCCTGGATGAGCCAGTGCCAGGCCGGCCAAAGGTGCCGCTCGTCATCAAACGCAGTTCCTTTGCCTGCCGCGGAGAAAGGTTGGCAAGGGCAGGAACCGGTCCAAACAGGTCGATCATCAGGCCAGCCGGCGCGGCGAAGGGCATATGACCAGACGCCGATGCCCGCGAAGAAATGGCACTGGGTATAGCTTCGAATGTCATCGGGGTGTACGTCCTCAATGCTGCGTTCGTCCACGTCGCCGGGGGCAATGTGGCCGGCCGCGATCAGGTTGCGGAGCCAGTCGGCGGCGTATGGGTCGATTTCGTTGTAGTAGGCGCCGGCCTGGGCCATCACGCCTCTCCCTGCTGCTGCTGCTGGACCTGGGCGGCGAGGGCGGCGCGAGCCGCATCCCATGCGGCAGGCTGCCGGCGAGCAAGATCCGACATCATGGCGTCCAGTTCTTGGACGTCATCCTCGGTTTCCAGGACGCAGACCTGCATGGACGCGATCCGCTTCTTCAGGCTGTCGCATTCCACCAGCTCACGCAGAGCATCCAGCGCATCGCCAGCAGCGGGAGCGGGGACAAGACCGTAGAAATCGGCGTAGTCGCTGCTGGCTTCCCATTGGCGCTGCACCGCTTCTACGTCGCCCGACGGGCAGGTGCGTTCCAGCCAGCGCTCGAATGCTGCCTGCTCGTCCTGCGCATCCCCAGGCGCTACAGCGGGGGAGGATCCAGGGGCAGCGGGCAGCGGCATCCAGTGCGTAGGCTGGCTCCCCTCATACATGTAGTCGGGGTTTCCAAAGGACCGCCCAGGAAAGAAGTCGTTGAACGTCACCGCTACCCAACCGTCGTCTTGGCCCTTTTCGTCCGGCGCATCGCCCCAGCCTTTCAGCCAGTGCCCGGGCAGGCAAAGCGCTGGGCGGCCATCGGGGCCTTCGTCAGGGCAGCCCAGCAGGATCAAGCTGCCGTCCTTCGGCGCTGATTCAATCGGCTTCCAGCCGGCGGGGATGGGGGTCATGTCAGCTCCACAAGATTTGATTGATCGCCATGCTCGCGATGACGAAGAGGATCAGGAGGCCAAAGAAGGCACCGACGATGCCGTAGCCAAGAAGGCGGTCGGCTGCTTCGTCGTCCTCGTCGGGATGCCACTTGTCTTCATTACGCATGGGGATCTCCAAGCAAAGAGGGGGCAGCCCCGCCAGATGCTGCGGGGGTCTCCATGGGGTGATTACTGGGGGGACTGCCGGGGGGCTAGAAAGGAATGTCGTCGTCCATGTCCGCCAAGTTGGTGGATTGCTGCTGTTGCTGCTGAGGCTGCTGGCGTTGCTGGGGTTGACGCGGAGGACGTTGGGAGGGTTCGCGGTCGACCTCATCAACCTTGCCGCCGAGCATCTGCATCTGGTCGGCGACGATTTCGGTGCTATAGCGGTCGGCGCCGGTGTCCTTGTCCTGCCATTTGCGCGTCTTCAGGCGGCCCTCGATGTAGACCGAGCGGCCTTTCTTCAGGTACTCGCCGGCGATCTCCGCCAAGCGGCTGTACATGACGATTCGATGCCATTCAGTTTCGTCACGCTTCTCGCCGCTCGCCTTGTCCTTCCAGGACGACGTGGTGGCGACGGACAGATTGCATATGGCGGCACCGTCCGGGCTGTAGCGGACCTCAGGGTCGCGGCCCAGGTTGCCCACCAAAATGACTTTGTTCACGCTGGCCATTATGCCGCCGCTCCTTCAGGGATCAGGTTTGTAGGGTCCGGTTCTTCCTCCGGTTCGACGGGTGCGTCGGGCTTCTCCCAGGCGTAGTGTTTGCCTTCGAGCTTTACCCATAGGTCGTCCCGGAACATGTTGATGGTCGGCCAGTCGAAGGACTTGATGCGCTCCCAGGACCGGCTGCCGAACACGTCTTCCAGCAGGTCGCCCTTAGCCTTCTTCGCGTCAGCGGATTGCCCCGGGTGGTGCTTGCCGATGATCTCGGCGATCTCATCCAGCGCGATTTCCTTCATGCGCTTTTCCTTCTGCCAGCGCGGTTCGCCATCCTCTGCGAACAGTTCTTCACTGGTGCGGCTGGTGTCGATGCCCAGGTGTTCGCCGCCAAGGTTCAGGAATTCGATGTGCGGCAGGAAGTCGCGGAAGGTTGGGTTTTCGAACGTTTTGCCGTCGATGCGGGTGCTGCGGTCCTTCAGGACAGTTGCGGTCCGCCAGACACGGGTACCGCCGCCCTCTACCAGTTCCTGATTCTTCTCCATCAAGATCAGAATCGACGGCTCGTAGCCCGTCTCGGTTTCGGCCTTCATCTTGACCCCGGTCTTCGTCAGTTCCTTCTTGCCGGACTCGTTTTCGAAGAAGTCGTATTCGTAGCCAGCGCGTCCGCACATGATGATGTGGCACTTGCTGTTAACGAACAGGTCGGTGAACTTGCCCCATTCAGCCTTGAGCCATGCCCAGTCTTGGAACTCCAGGCCGCGCTTGCGATTCTTTCGCTGGGCGTACTCTTCGGTCAGGTTGCGCCAGAAGTGGCTGATGGAGTCGATCAGCAGGACGGAGCCGGAAGACTCGGCTTCCCGGACAGCGGTCAGAAGATCGACAAAAGCCCGGGTCTTGGCGGTGAACAGTTCGATATGGGCAGCATCGAAGCGCGGTTTCACCCAGTCGGAGCCAGTCTCGGTGTCCAAGAACATGACCGGGTTATTTCCGGCAGGCAGTTCACGCTGTCGCATCAGTTCAACCAAGCCAATGGCGATCTCAGACGCGGTGTAGGTCTTGCCGTCACCGGCAAACCCCATGATCCCGGCCTTCAGATAGGCCTGGGTGTTGGTGGCTCGTTGAAAGAGTGCCATATCTATTCCTTCGCGGCGACTGCGGTCTTGCCGCAGCCTTCGCAGGCGGTGAGGGTGGGGGCCGGCTCGTCCAACATGCCGGCGAGAGAGAAGGCAGCGGTCATCAGCAGGGCCATGACGATGCCCTCCCAGTGGGTGCGCAGGAGGCGGCCGATCATGCGAGTTCCTCCAGCCGTTTCAGGGCGAGCGGCAGCGCTTCATCGGCAAACAGCTTGGCGCTCTTGCTGCTGGTGTTGCCATCGGCCAGTGCGGCGCAGAGCAGTTGCAGCCAGACGTGCTGCTGCATGTTCATGCCGATTTCGGCACCGTATGCATAGGCCGCATTGACCTGATCGCGCGCTTGGTCGTAGACAACGGATTGCGGATAGGCGGGTGATTTGCCGAAGTCGCTCATTGCCGCTCTCCCTTGGCCTTGCGGTGATAAGCACGAATTGCCTCGGCCTGTGAACTGGCCTTGATGGCGGCCGAGTGTTGGGCGCCTCTCGACGTGCGGCCGTGTGCCTCTCGGTCTGCGGCGTTTTCCTTCCGAGTGCCCCAGGCCAGATTGCGAACATCGTTGTTCAGCTTGTTGCCGTCCAGGTGGCGGACCTCATAGCCGGGGGCAGGCTGCGGGCCAAGGTGGGTACGAGCCACAAGCTTGTGCACTGCCATGCGGACCCGCTTCCCGTTCTGAAGGATGCGGACTGACGGATAGCCGTCGGAGTTCGGCGTCTGCGCAAGCTCTCGACGCCCATAACCGCGCCAGTTCGTTTCGACCGAGAAGACGCGACCATCATGCGTCACCTCGTAGCAGGGAAAATCGTGATTCGTCGTCATGCTGACTTCCTCAGGTAGGCCCATCCGGGCCAGAAGCCGCGGACATGCTCTATGGTTTTGTGGTGGGCGACGTCGGCAATAGCCAGGGTCATCTGGTCCCGGCACTCGGGGCCCAGAATCCCGGAGGCGGCGAGTTCCAGGATCTTTTCCCGCCGATCCGCGTTGCCAGCAATGAACGCCAGCATCTCGGCATACGGATCCGGGAATTCCTGCTCAAAAGCCTCTATTACCGCCTGCCGGTGGGTGAATAGGTCGCCCTCAATTTCCTTGACCACCTCCCCATACTTCTCGTCGTAGATTTCCTGGGGCGGGGGGAAGGTGAAACTAGGTCGGCTTCCCATGGCTAACTCCAACCCACTACGTACCCAAGAGGGATAAGGAGCAACGCCAGGAACCAGCGCATGTCCCAGGCGTTGCGGAGCATCTGCTTTAGGTCATCCATCGCGGGTCTCCGGCTTAAACGAGAGGGCGGCACGGGCTTGCCATGTCTCCCAAGCCTCCTTTGTTGCGGTCCACATGTATTGGCCAGATTCGGGATGGCGTTCGAAATACAGCTCATCGAGCCCGGCCCCCCTCTGGAACGCCTCAAACGCCGCCCGCTCATCAGCAACCGGCACCTGCGCCGCCAGAGCCTGGCGTACAGCTTCCTCTGCGAAGCTGCGGGCGTATGTCATGGCGGAGTCAACGCTGACCACATCGCAGAAAAAGTTCGCGGGGTCGTCTCCCTCAAGGGGCGGAAGCGGCGGCAGATTGGGCTTGCTCATGGGCGTTCCTTGTTGGAGAACTGCTTGAATCCAGCTTTGTAGAGTCGGCAGAGCGATTCCCAATCCCTCCAAGCGTCGTAGGCGGTATCTCCAACGCATTCCTTTAGCGCAGACCAGAGATTCGTGAGGAAGGCCCAGACGACGCACAAGGGGAACAACAGGGGCATCACTATCATTCCGACCGCGTACCTAGTTCTGCCTTTCATGCCGCCGCCTTCACGTCTTCCGCTCGCCGAACTTCGACAATGGCAACGCGTTCGGTGGAGGGCAGCTTGTGCCACATGTAGCTCGGCAGGTCTTCGTACTTGGCCAGAACGCGGGCATCTGCCTCGGACTCAGCTTTGACGCTGACCGTCTGCTCGCTGATGCGGGTTTCGATCTGGCGCATCACGATTTGGTACGTCTTAAGTTCCATGGTTTGCTCCGTGTTGGATAAGGGGAGGGAATGGCCGGTGCTGATCTCCGGCTTGAACTATGCTTGGCTTAGGCACCACCGCATGCGCGGGATATGGATGTCCACCAAGTTTGTCGGGCGATGCTGGCTTACCTTCTATTTACGTGCCTTGTCTTACAGCCAGCCCCATTGAATCGCCCGTTCGCTACCCGAATAGCTGCGCATCAGCACTGCGCATTCACTCCCAACAGACAGCACTACGCCCCGGTGTACGGCCCCGGTCCCTTTTCATGTGTTTTGACGTATCTACGAACCCTTCACGCGTGGATTGTGTGAATTGCAGCGTTGCCAAATGCGCTGCTCGTAGTGCTGTCTGTTGGAAGTCCTGGCCTTTAACGTCGCCAGGGCGGACGCCTACTCACTGCACTGCGCCCCGGTTCCACTCGAAGTGGTCGTCTTGCACAGCATCCGCTTTCGGAAGCAGCCGGACTTAACCCAGCCGGGAGGGTAATGACAGCCGGGTTTGGCCCGGACCGGCTAGAACGTTACTGCTGCCATCAAGGAAGGTGCCCGGAGGGGATTCGAACCCCTAAGACTTACGAGAGGTTGGACGTGCACACCCGCGCCCTCCGCACCGACTCTGTCGGCCACCCTGGTCCACCGAGTAAAACCACGGGCACCTTCCTTGATAGCGCCGCGTTTCGTGCGGCTACGGCTGCTATGCAGCACCAGGGGGAGAGATCAGTTAGTTCTGAAGCCTACGTACGATCTGACGCGACGCAGTACATGGGGCGTCCCGGTCTTTGGAAAGCCAGTGCATCAAATTCAGCTGGCGATGCTGCTGGCGGCGATATTTCCGATCCCTGTAGAGCCGGCGAAGCTCGCTCCGGGAAATGACAATGCCCATATTCGTTATCCAGTTAAATGCGATTTACCTGATATGTGAATCCTGGAAGAAGCGGGCTGGGCTTGATACCAGCTTGTCCTCACTCTTTCGTCCGCTGCTTGTTCAGGGAGGCGGCAGTCATACGCGGCCCTTCTTCCTCTGCCACTGCGTGTCCTTCCACGCCGCCGCTTCTTTCAGGATTCACGTGTCTGCGTCCTGTCACGGCGCAGGAATTACTGACTCATGCAGTAGGCAAGGTGGACAGCCAGCGGGACGTCATACTCGCTGACCATCACAAAGCCGCCGCGGACGGGCACATCAACCTTCCGCTCAACGATCAACCCGCGATCGATCAACTTCTTCACCGTGCGCTTGCTGGGCTGCGGCCACGGCGAACCATCCGGGTACTTCGAGCCGACACGCCAACCCTGTAAGCAGATCAGCCATTCCTGCGCAGGCGTCAGACCGCTGAAGTCGTAGCCAGCATCAAGTTCAGACATGCCTATCTCCTTGTTCGTCAGTACCTCAGCAGGCGAACAATCCGCAGCCCGCTTTCGTTCGGCCTGTTGCAGTGTTTCGCCACCGCCTGGTGAAACTTCAGTTGCTGGTGTTGGCCACGCCTGAACTTCCGGTCACGGAACAGGCGCCGTTCGGTGGAACGTGAATTGAGGCCCATCGGCTTTCTCCTTGTTCATTCGTCAGCCGGCGCTCAAGGAACGGGCTGACGGATAAATTCCGGGGCAACGCTCCCCTGGCCACTCCCGCTCATCGCGGCTCCAGGTGGGGCGCTGCCTCTTCAACCAAGCCGCGTTCTATAGCTCCACTCCCGGAGCCAGGCGCGACCTGGTAGCCGTCGATCTTTGTTCAGGGGTAACGGGTTGCGCCCTGGGCCTAGCCACCTTGCGGTCATCGGCCTGTTCTATCGCTTAGCTGGTTGTTAAAGAGCGGTGCTCGCCTTCCCCATCCGACTTCGTCGCGGGGCGGCTTGCTTCTACTTCCAGTTCTCGCCGCTGACGATGCGAGAAACTTGCTTTTGCGAGATGCCGAATTGGTCACCAATGTGGCGCTGCAGATATCCCTGCGGAGCCAGTTGGCGAACCTGATCAACCTCTTGCCTTGAAAGCTTGGTTCGGTGTGCCGTTTCCACGGCTGCCCGCCCCTTTGCCTTCATGTCCTGCATGTTTTCGGCATGTGTACCCAGGAACAGATGGTCTGGATTCACGCACCGCCGGTTGTCGCATCGATGAAGAACCGACAAACCGCTAGGAATAGGCCCATGGGTCAACTCCCAGGAAAAGCGGTGAGCCCCTTCGAGCTTTCCCACGCGGACATGGAACCGACCGTATCCAGACGAATCCTTGGCTGCGGCCCACTCCCAACATCCTTCGGTCTTGATGACCTTGTCCCAGAAGCGCTGCACGTTCATCTCCTAGTCACTGCTGTTTCTCGCCTATCCCCATGCCACCTTTCTATGTGTGGAGGCTCTACGTCTCCCTCTTGAGGCGATGCCCTGACTGCTGGCTGAGGGTCCGTGGGGTTTCTTGCTGCGCCGTGTTTGCAGCGCATGGATGTAATGTGCCACAAGAAAAACTAGCATGCAAGAAAAACTAGCATAAAAGGTTGTAACGTCCGCGCTTGGCGCAAAAAAACCCGCTCTAGGCGGGCTGTATCGATGTCGAGGATGGGTGCTTAAGTCCGTCCAGCACATGGGCTATCATGCTGAACACTCTACTTACAAGGTGTCGCAAATGGCGCTTATTACGTGCAAGGAATGCGGAAAAGAGGTCAGTGACAAGGCCAAGACGTGTGCGGGCTGCGGAGCGCCTGTCAAGATCTCCATTCCCAAGAAGAAGGCACACCCGCTGCTGATCGGGGTCGTCACCCTCGGGATCGTTTATTTTGTCCTTGGCGGGGATAAAGGGGATGCATCCAAGCCAGGTGCGTCTTCGTCCAAAACAGAGGCTTCTTCTTGCGACGTAACAGACCTGACATGCTTGGGCAATGCGGGCGTCGTATCTGCTGGCGTGTATTGCTCCAGGGAAGTGGAGAAGCTGGCAAAGCACGACTTCAAGTGGACGGATGGGTTCCTGGAGTCTAAGTTTGACCGATTCCGCTGGAAGGACAAGAAGTCCGGGGTGATTACCTATATTGGCGACAAGGCTCAATTTCAGAACGGTTTTGGTGCATTCACGAACGTGACCTATGAGTGCGATTTGGCGAAAGACAATAAGACCGTGCTGGCCGTCCGCGCGAAGGAAGGGCGGCTCAACTAAGCGAGCTTGCAGCGCGCCGGTCTGGTCCGATGCCGCGGCCGGCGCCCAACAAAAAAGCCACCCGGAGGTGGCATCGTTCTCTCAGAGAATACTTAGCAAGTACTCAAGTTCTTTACGGTACTTGGTTTGCGACTGATTCACCTGGAGTCTGCTTCCGTTGACCGTGTGGAATTGACCCACTTTCAGTTTGGGTATTGGGATCCCTTCGGCCCCACTGATCCGACCAGCAGACATGAAATCGTCCGTGATAGCAAAGGCGTCAGCCGGGTCATCCACATCGAACAATTCTGGGTATTTGGCTGCGGTCGCGTAGGCGCGCTCTACGTACATCTGAGATGCACGGTCTTTGACGCCCTTTTTCGGGCTCCGTGCCCCAACCATCGTCATAACAATTGATGCCACCTTCGGGGCTTGAACGCCTCCGGCCCGATCGGCCCAAATATTGAAGTCACTCGCCGGGTTCGCCAACATGTCGAGGGTGATATCGAGCGACTCAATGGAATGCTCGTCCACACGGACCGGAATAATGAGCGCATCAGCCGCGCACCAAGAAAGGTGAGTGCCTCCGCCATAGAACGGGCTGCAATCCATCAAAATTCGACTGCACTTCTTTTCCTTAGCCTCTTCGTTCAGCACGTCGCGCAAACTGAAAAGGATATTGGCCACCGCTTTCTTGTTGCCGGCCGCCATAGCTTGCTGTAACTGCTGGTAAAGCGCGGACGGGAAGGCGAAAAGAGCGCCATCTCCAGGCACGAGAAATCCGGACTTCGCCCCTTTGAAGTGATCGTTCAGCGAGCTCGCCCGGTAGGAGATGTCCTCAGGAACTTCACCAAAGGCTGGCCCGAGGACTTTTGGGTTGAGCGCATGGCTGACCGTCACTTCAGGCTTCTGCCCGCGCATTATTGACTCAGTCAAGTTTCGCTGAGGACAAAGGTCGGCGACCAGTGTCGAGTGATGGCGAGTGAACATCCATGCGAGGTTGAAAGAAAGCGTGGATTTGCCAATGCCCCCGCGCAGATTGGTGACCGCGTAGGATTTCCGCTTGAGCTTAATCGGTCCGTCGTAGGGCTCCTCAAGAGATCGATCGTGGTTCGCGATGATGCGAGCGAGGCCGGAAGTCATGTTTGCGCATCCAAGGTTAAGGTGTCGCGCAGGTTACGTGAAAACCAGCAGGGCGTCAACAAAACGGCAGGTCGTTTGAAATGGCGCAGGTCGTATTGAAATAAGCAGGGCGTGAGAGTTGCCGCAGGTCGGCGCAACGTCGGCAGGCCGACTGTATGCGCGCAAGTCATTTCTTCGGCTTCGTTCATCGGCTGATACCCTACCCCCTCACCCATTGTCCCGCCTCATCGCGGTGCGGGCGGGTGAGTTTACCCAGCCCCCATCCTCCGAAAATCCTCGGGGTGAAAGTTGGGACACCATTCGCAGTGAATGCTGGCTGCGTGGGCTTGAATCTGATCGGCAGGGCTGGATGGGTGATCCGGGCTTAAAGGCTGACGTGACCAGCGGCGGTCATGTACAAGCCGGCACGGGTGGAGATAGCTAACCTCGAGAGCGTCGTCCACGCCTCCGATTTCCCCAAACGCGTTGATCATTAGGCTGACTCCGGTGAACTCTTCGCGTCTGAACGGGTCGTCCACAATCACATTGCAATGAGCCCTCCAGTCTGTACAGGTGAGGGAAGTTAGATAGCAGTCCAAAACTGCGGCAACAGATCGCGGCTCGCTCAAAATTCTCCCGGACGCATAGACCTGGACGCCTTTGAGGTCCCCAACCCAGTTCATCACCATCAGAGCCAGCGACATTTGCTGCTGGCTCTTCGCGAATGCGCAGACATGGTTCACGACCTTTCCATCGGCGACAGTTTCGCGATACAGGCTGGCCAGCTTGGCTGCCTCGACGGCGGACGCGTAGCTGCCCGCTCTCGACTTAGGGAACATGACCACGAGACCGAAATCCCTAGACGCTGACGAAGGGTCAAAGGAGCCCTCGGTGCCCGCGCTTAATTCTGAGCGAGGTTGAGGGGCGTTCACAACTTGAACCCCACCCAAAATACCCTACCGATGATCTCGATCTCAGGATCATCGAAGTCCAGATGCAAATCCGGGTTTCCCACGACGTTCTCAGACCTAGCTATAAAGCCGCCATTGCCTCTGTGAAGGCGCTTGACCTTGACTTCGTCATGTCCGCGGAACGCATAGATCTTTCCGTCGATGATTGTGGTAGCGCCACGGTTCACAAGGACCGTGGCACCGTCTGGTATCAGCGGCTCCATGCTGTCTCCCTTCACCGACACCGAAACCGTCTGCTCCGGCGAGGCCCCTGCGGAGCGCAGAAAATCTGCACGAAACGACAGGCGGGTCATTTCATCTTCCGACAAAACAATCTCGCCGTGACCTGCCGACAGGCGCACGTCTAGGCGCCTGACGGCCACGAACTCGTCCGAATCCGGATCGGTAACTGGGCCGACAGCCAAGTACTCGGGAGTCGTGTTCAAGGCTTTGGCGACAGCTTCCAACCTGGCCCGCTTGGGAGCGGTCTTGCCGTTCTCCCATTGCTGAACGGTCTGCCAAGAAACGGGCACGCGCTCGGCGAGCTGTTCCATGGACAGCCCAAGCTTCTCCCTCAGGTCTTTGATTCGTTTGTGGATCGTCGGCATGCGCGCGAGATTAACCACAAGAAACGCTTGTGTCATTGCAGGAATTTCTTGCATTGCTAGTTTTTCTTGTATAGAGTTTGCTGCATGGATAAGAACCCCCACATCGCGCAAGCCATCGCCAACGCCGGCGGCCCGGTGGCAACTGCCAGAAAGACCGGCGCCAATAACTACCAGACGGTCCAGCAATGGGAGAAGTCGGGGAACGTTCCCGCCGAGTACGCGCCTGCGCTTGAGTCAGCCTCCGGCGTGTCCAAGCGGCTGCTTTGCAAGCAGTGGGCCAAGGTGTGGCCCGAGTTGGCTGACGAAGCGACGCCGGCATGACATCAATGCACCGTCGCGCTCTCGCGCCCGTCCGTCGCCCAAGCCATGCGGTCGCGCTCGGCGCACAGCTCCTGAAACAAATCCATGACTGCCTTTTCGCTCGGGTTCTCAAAGATCCGGCGGGCCAAGTCCTGGGCACTGATCAACAACTTTTCCGTTTCGGTCACGAAACACACCTCGCTCTTTGTTCATAAGGAAGTACTCGATGAGCACCGAAGAAGTATCTCCAGAACAGGCTGAATGGACACGCAAAACCGGCGAAAGACTGCGTGCAGAGTTTGGGACGGCTGTTGCAGCCTTCACCCAGGTCCGTGCAGCCAAGATCATGGGAACGTCTCCTAGCTCCGTTAGCCGGATCGTTACTGACGACCTTGAGGGGTTGTGCCATTTGATGGCTGCTATGGGCTATCAGTTCGCTCCGTTAGACGCGATGGTTGTCAGCAAGGAGAAGCTCGAAGCGCTTGAGCTTTTCACCTATGAATATCTGCGTAGCAAGATCGAAAGCCGGAGACAGTGATGAGCGTTCCCATCGCATTCCAGGGTGAAGTAATGCTCGCTGGCTGGTCCCAAACCCATAACGGAGGGGCCAAGGTCACGTTCTGGCTGAGCGACGAGGATGACTTGGACGCTTTTAAGGCGATGACGGTTGCCAAGGGAAAGACTGCGGGCCAGCGCCTGGCGCTTGTCGCGGTAGAGATTGGCGACGACGAGCAGCCTGTTATTCAGCAGCCGGAAGCGCCTAAGGGCGGCGAGCTGGCAAAGCTGGCTGGCATGTTCTGTCAATCCGTCCACTTCTGGGATTTCTGTCGGTGCGATGACGCGGACGAAGCCCGCGATTGGATCCTGCGCGTATGTGGTGTTCAAAGCCGTCGTGAGTTGGACCACAGCCCCGCCGCGGCGAAGCTCTTCCATGACCGCGTCCGCAAGCCCTATCTGGAATCGCGCAAATGAAAGGCCGCAACCCCACTGCTGAGCAGAAGAGATTCTGGGGCCTGCTGGCCTCGAACATCGGCTGTGTTGCCTCGCGCATGGATGGCTTCTTCGACAGCCAGTGTTCGATCCATCACATCGACGGCCGTACCAAGCCGGACGCGCACTGGTTGGTTCTCCCGCTGTCCGCCGGCAACCACCAGGACGGAACCGGCGCGCCTGGCCGTATTGCCGTGCACCCATGGAAGGTGCGCTTCGAGACCCGCTACGGCCGCCAGCGCGATCTTCTCGTCTGGTGCATCGAGCAGCTGCAGGGCCAAGGATTTGAAGTCCCTGATGGCGCGTTGCGCGCCGCCGGGATGCTGGAGCACGCATGAATTACTACCCCCACCACATTGGCGACTTCAACAGCGCAACGCGCCACCTGACGCGCCTGGAGCGGTCGGTGTACCGCGACATGCTTGATCTTTACTACGACACCGAGGCGCCTCTCTCGCTGGATGTCGACGCGCTGTGCCGTTTGTTGATCGCCCGTTCGAACGAAGAACGAACAGCCGTTGAACAGGTGTTGAACGAGTTCTTCACTGAAACCGAAGAAGGGTGGCGCCATTCGCGCTGTGATTCCGAAATTGAGAAGTATCACGCCCAGCGTGAGGCGAAATCGGCCGCAGGCAAGGCTAGCGCGGCGAAAAGAGCCGAAAAAGCTCAACGCCCGTTGAGCGGACGTTCAACACCTGTTGAACAGCCGAACCACGACTGTGCAACTAACCAGAACCAGAACCATAACCAAGAGAAAGATATCCCCCCTACCCCCCGCAAGCGGGGGAACGGATTCGACGCCTCGGCGATCGAGCTGCCCGAATGGCTCGACCGCGAAGACTGGCAAAGCTGGGTTGCCGACCGAAAGGCCCGCAAGAAGCCGGTGACGGAGGAGGGCGCCAAGCGTCAGCTGCAGCAGCTTGCCGACTACCGGGCCGAAGGCCACCCGCCGCGCGCCGTGATCGCGAACAGCATCGCCGGCGGATACCAGGGGCTATTCCCGCCCAGGACCACAAACCGAACCAATCCGAATGGAGCTTCAGCGCATGGAAACTTCGCCCAGCAGGACTATCACGCCGGGGTTGCAGCCGATGGCACGTTTTAAAACTGAGCAATCCAGCCAGCGCTGCGAACAGCATGGCGACTACACCGCCATCACGTACATGGGCCACACGTCCGGCTGCCCGGTTTGCATCAAGCAGCAGCAAGAGCGCGAGGCAAGCGAGGCGCACGCTAGGTGGCAGGTGGAGTTACGACAGCGCCGCGTAAGCGAGTTGCTGGGGCGCGCCGCAATTCCTCCCCGGTTTGCTGACAAAACCCTGGAGAACTTTTTCCCGCACGCCGACGGGCCGAGAAAAGCACTGGCCGTGGCCAAAGACTTTGCTGGCAACTTCGCGGAATGCCAAAAGTCCGGCCAGAGCCTGATCTTCTGCGGCGGAGTGGGTGCGGGCAAGACGCACTTGGCAGTCGGCGTCTGCCACGAAGTCATCAAGCTTGATCGCGTGGCGGTGTTCTCGTCGGTGATTGGTGCCGTTCGGTCCATCAAGGAGACGTATCGGAAAGGCTCTGAGCTGACCGAAGCCGATGCGATCAAAAACCTCGTCGACCCGGACCTGCTGGTTCTCGATGAGGTCGGCGTGCAGTTCGGTAGCGAGACGGAAAAGATGTATCTGTTCGAGGTTATCAACGGCCGATATCAAGGGCTCAAGCCGACGATCGTGATCAGCAATTTGGCCAAGGAGCCGCTGACCGAGTACCTGGGTGAGCGGGTCATTGATCGTCTGCGAGAAGGCGGCGGACGGATGGTGGTGTTCGACTGGCCCAGCTATCGGAGGCAAGCATGATCGACCTCCCGGAAGCAACGACGGTGCCGAGTGAGCGCCGCTGGGCGCTGAAGATCCTGCAGGAACATCAGCGCAAGGGCGGTAAGCGCTACGCCATCACCGTCCTGGTCATGGCAAAGCGCGCGCTCGGATTGGATCTAAGCGCTGGGGAGGTCGCATGACTTTGGACCGCCTGACCATCCGCCTGCCGTGGCCGGACACCAGCCTCATGGCAAACCGCAAGGGCGGCAAGCATTGGGGCGTCAGCCATGCGGCCAAGGTGCGCGCGCGCGAGACGGCGTTCTTCGCCGCCAAGGAGGCGCTGGGCCGGAACAGCCTCGCGTCCGCCGGCCACGTGCCAGTGTCAATTACCTGGGTCGCGCCCAACAAGGTGCGCCGCGACTTGGACGGCCTGCTGTCGGCAGAGAAGCCGCGGCTGGACGGCATCGCCGCGGCGCTGGGCATTGATGACAGCCAGTTCAGGCCCCTCACGCTCGACGGCGCGCTGGACGCAGAAAAGAAGGGCTTCGTGCTCGTGGAGATTGGACGATGAGCCGGCGTGTTCAAGGCCGTCGGCCAGGAGCGAGAAGCGGGTTTGCGGAGATTAGCGTCCCTAATCACCGCATCAGATGCGGAGATTATGCATGACAGCCGACCTGCAGAAGTGGGAATTCCGCGACCCGATGCTGGTGGTGATGAGCCGGCAGCAGGCCGCGCTGAAGCGTTCCTGCGAAGGCTGCGCAAATGCGCGCACGGTCCAGTCGCCTTTCGGCGACACCATGCGCCGCTGCCTGAAGGGCAAGCCCTATGGGAAGAAATGCAAACAGTACGAGGTGGCCGATGAGTAGGCTGACGGGTGATGACCTGCTGTGGAACTGGGCGCGTTGGACGTGGTCGGGCGCAACGGTGGGCAACATGGAAAGCTACGTGTCCTGGGAAGACGATCACCGCCCGATCATCACGGAACACGCCCAGATCGTCGATGCGATGCACGCAGCGCTGCCGTGGCATGAGCGCATGGTGATCATTGCCGAGTACCCCCAGAAGAACGCCATGTTCGGCAACTTCGACGCCAGGGGCCGGCAACGCGCCGCGCGCCAGTGGATCGCCAATACCACCGGCGTCGCGCTTACCGAGACCGAATACAAGCTGTACCTGGGACTGTTCCGCGGCCAGGTCGAAAGGAGGCTGGCGTGAAGTACGCGCACGAGGTGATGGACTTGATGGAAGCGTACCCGGCGCGGTCGTTTAGGGTAGGGGAGTTGGTCCGCCACGCGACGCGTGGCAGGCAGCTGACCGCGGCGGAGCGCGAGGCGGCGCGTAAGGCCGTGAAGCGCGTGTTGGATGCGCTGATCGCAACAGGCGCGGTGTCGATCACGCAGCCGGCCGAGGTGTCAGGCGCATCGGCTGAGTACTCCGTGTCCCGCTTCCGGGACATGATGCCCCCAAAAGCGGGACAAGAAGCGGGACAATACGTGCGGGTTCTTGCGCCCTGAAGAATTGAAGCCCCGAGCGAAAGCAGGGGCTTTTGCTTGCGCGCGCGGCGCGATTCAGCATAATCGTGGCTCCTCCATCCACAGGAAGAAGCCATGGCAAGAGCCAAGATCGAAAAAATCGTTGCGGTGCCGCGAGGCGACTCCGGCGTCGCAGTAATTGCAGTGGACGAATTTGGGCAAGCTTGGGCGAATTATTCGAACCACTACGCGGGAGGCGAGGGAGTCTGGAGCAAGTGGTCCAAGTTGCCGCCGCTTCCCGAAGGATCGGCTGATCCGTTTGCCCAACTGAAGTGACGGTGCGGCCACCTGAGGGTGGCCTTTTTGTTCCAAAGAGTAGGGCCTGAGGAGAGCCGCCGGCCGGGGCCGCATGCAGAAACTAGTGCCCCATGACCGACTGCGCCTCGACTTATCCTTCGCTCGTAAGGTTCGCTTGCACTTTGGCCGGTAGGGTATACAAATACGTCATCACCATCTCGGTGAACAACTGTAGCTCCGTGGCGGCCTCTCGCGTCGGTTCCTCGTCTTCGTGCACAGCCTCATTTCCTTCGAGTCGGATCTTATGGGCCCAGGTTCTTAAGTCGGCGGTTATCAAACCGTTTTCCGCCAATTTGTCGATGCGCTTTTGCAGTTTCCAAGCTTCGATCTCCGGCGAGAAGCTTTTCAGACAAAGCTCTAGCGCGCGTCTAAACATGGCGACCGCCGAGGTGTGGCGGCCATCTGCCAAGCAATCTCCTCCCTCAATAAACGATCTTGCCGCTGCCGGGGGGACGTGCTCGGGACTCATTGACTTTTTGCGCTGCGGGTAGACGTTCGTCACATACCCAGCATTCCCGGGGTTGTTTCCCGCGAGGTCTCCTAACACGTTGTCCAAGTCCCCGGACGCCGGTGCGATAACCGTCATTGCAATAGGAAAGAAGCACGCGGGACATGTTCCGAGCGCATTCACTAGGGACGAGTTCGGATGTCTCCGAGCCTTTTGCAGGCTGAACGAGGCTTTCCGCGCGCCACAATGGGGGCAGTCGTGCGTGAAGACGGGCATGCCTATATCTCCGTGAGCTAACCGGCCCAGGTCGGCGGGCGGTTAATTGTGTAACGCGATATTAACAACTATGGCTCTGACAGATAAGCAGCGCCGCTTCGTGGATGAGTACCTCGTTGATCTCAACGCCACGCAAGCGGCGATAAGGGCGGGGTACAGCCAGAAGACTGCTGGCCAGATCGGCGAGCAGAACTTGAAAAAACTTGAACTCGCGCGGGCGATCCAGGAAGCCCAAGCGGCGCGCTCGAAGCGTACCGAGATCACCCAGGACATGGTCCTGCGCGAGTTGGCCAAGATCGGCTTCAGCGACATCCGCAAGATCGTCCGCTGGGGCAAGACGGAACTGCGCGTGACCGACGCCGGCGATGATGAAGGCGAAGTGACTGAGCCATATCACGGCCTGGCACTAGTGAGCGCCGATGACATCGACGACGACACCGCGGCGGCCATCTCCGAAATATCGGAAGGGCGCGAAGGGCTGAAGGTCAAGCTGCACGACAAGAAGGGCGCGCTGGTCGATATCGGCCGCCACCTGGGAATGTTCAAAGATCGGGTGGAGCACTCCGGCCCGGACGGCGGCCCCATAGCTACCGCGGCGGTCAGCCCGGAAGAGCTGAGGAAGGCCGTTCAAAGTGTCCAAGACAAGTTTTAGCCCTGCTGAACGACTGGCTGCGGTGGGCTGGTCCCGAGAGGATCTGTTCAGTTTCAGCCGCTGGATGTTCCTGCAGCGTAAGGGCTACCCGTGGCAGAGGGCGGCGCACCACAAGCTGATCTGTGATGCGCTGATGCGTGTATACAGGGGAGAGACGAAGCGGCTGATCATCAATGTGCCGCCCCGTTACTCCAAGACCGAGCTCGCCGTGGTGAACTTCATCGCCTGGTGCTTTGGTCGATCGCCGGATTGCGAGTTCATCCACGCCAGCTACTCGAGCACGCTCGCGGTGAACAACAGCGCCAACGTCCGGGGCGTCATCCAGCACGAGGCGTACCGGGAGGTGTTCCCGGCGGTATCCATGGCAAGCGACGCCCAGCACCATTGGAAGACGGAGCAGGGCGGCGTGATGTACGCCACCGGCGCGGGCGGGACCATCACCGGCTTTGGCGCCGGCAAGCATCGCGAAGGCTTCGGCGGCGCGATCATCATCGATGACCCGCACAAGGCCGATGAGGCGACTTCCCAGGTTATGCGGAAGAACGTCATCGACTGGTTCCAGAACACTCTGGAGAGCCGGAAGAACAGCCCGGACACGCCCATCATCGTCATCATGCAGCGATTGCATGAGGAGGACCTATCGGGCTGGCTGCTGGGCGACCGGGGGCAGGATGGACAGGGGCCAGCGGTCGCTGGCGGCAACGGAGAAGTATGGGATCACCTATGCCTATCTGTTTGGAACGACGACGGAACGCCGCTTTGGCCGGAGAAGCACAGCGCGGATGACCTCGCGCGGATGGAAAAGGCGGCACCTTACGTGTTCGCGGGGCAGTACAGGCAAATGCCCACTCCGCCCTCCGGAGGGACCATTAAACCGGACATGATGTCTGTGGTGGATGCGGTCCCGGCCAACGTGGTCGCGTGGGTCCGCGGGTGGGACCTGGGCGCGTCGGCGTCTGGGGATCACACGGCAGGCGTGAAGCTTGGAAAGCTCAGCGATGGTCGCTTCGTGATTGCCGACGTTCGCCGCGAACAGTTCGAGACGAACCAGCGGGACGCGCTGATCAAGAACACTGCGGACGCGGACGGGGCCAACAAGGTGGTCCAGTCGCTGCCGCAAGACCCTGGCCAAGCAGGCAAGAGCCAGGTTGTTGCATTCGCCAAGTTGCTTGCGGGACACAGCGTCAAGTTCAGCCCAGAAAGCGGCGACAAGGTGACTCGGGCCACGCCCCTGGCGTCGCAGATCAACGCCGGGAACGTGCTCCTGCTGCGCGGCGGATGGAACCAGGCGTTCAAAGAAGAGTGCAGGTACTTCCCGCTTGGCAAGTACGACGATCAGGTTGATGGCGCATCCCGCGCATTCAACGAACTTTTATCGCTGAAACGCGGATTCTTCGGATGAATTTCTTTCGCAACCTGTTCGGCCGGCGACAAGAGGCTGAGCCCGCGTCAAAGGCTCGCGGCCTGTTCTCTACCCACCGGCACCCGCTGGGCGACAAGGTCGAGACTCGTTTCGAGATGCCGCCGTTTGAGCAGCCCACGGGCGCGCCCACGGTCGCGTCCGACAACGGCTACATCGGAGAGCGCCCGACGCCCAAGACAGCCAGCTTCACGCCGGTCAATGAGGCCCAGCTGGGCTTCTACGCCGCGGGGAGCATCTTCATCGGCTACCAGGCCTGTGCCATGCTGGCCACGAACTGGCTGATCGACAAGGCGTGCAACATGCCCGCCCGGGACGCGGTGCGCAACGGCTACCTGCTGACGTGCGGGTCGGACGAGATCTCGGCCCAACTGATGGCCAGCGACAAGAAGTACGCGGTCAAGCGCCATCTGCGGGAGCTCGTGCACTTCGGGCGCGTGTATGGCGGCCGGATCGTGCTATTCGACGTCGAGGCGGCCAACCCCGAGGAGTATTACAAAGCTCCGTTCAACTTGGACGGGGTCCAGGCTGGCACGTACCGCGGCATGTCCCAGATCGATCCGAACTGGGTCACGCCGGTGCTGACCGAGGACAACCTGAACGACCCGGCCAGCCAGAGCTACTACGAGCCGACGTTCTGGAAGATCAAGGACCGGGTGTATCACAAGTCCCATCTGCGGATCTTTGTGCCGTACCCGGTCCCGGACTACCTGAAGCCGCATTACCGCTACCTGGGCGTGAGCGTGCCGCAGCGCATGATGGAGCGCGCCTACGCGGCGGAGCGCAGCGCCAACGAAGGCCCGCAGCTGCTGATGACCAAGCGGCTGACGTCGCTAGGCGTCGGCGATGCCGCCCTGAACAACCGGGAGGATCTGGAAAAGAACCTGGCCGAATGGGTCGCCTTCCGCGACAACTACGGCGTGCGCGTCGGTGGCGCGGACGAGACGATCCAGCAGTTCGACACGGCCCTGGGCGATGTGGACACGGTCATCATGACCCAGTACCAGCTGGCAGCGTCCGTGGCGAATGTGCCGGCGACTAAGCTGCTGGGGACTCAGCCCAAGGGCTTCAATGCCACGGGCGACTATGAGCAGTCGGTGTATCGGGAAGACCTGGAGAGCATCCAGTCCAACGACATGACGCCGCTGCTGGAGACGCATTACCGGCTGCTGGCCAAGTCTGAGAACATCGCGCTGCCGGCAGAGATCGCCATCCAGTGGATGCCGGTCGACAGCCCGACTGCCAAGGAATGGGCCGAGATCGACAAGATCAAGGCAGACCGCGACGCCGCGCTGTTCAACACGGGCGCGATCGATGCGGAGGACATCCGCGACCGCCTGCGCGAAGACCGCGAGGGCGATTACCACAACCTTGAAGACGCCGAGTTCGTAGATGCCGAAGAAAATGGTCACGAAGCGGCGGCAGGCCTGGGGGCAGCAGCAACAGGCCACCCAGTTCAAGGGCGCGGCGCTGGCGTACCCGGTCGCAGTTGAAGGGCGGTACCGGGCCAGTATGGAGTCGATGATCGACGGCATGCTGGCCGAGTACGACGCGGCGCTGCGCCGGCTGTATCGCGGCAACCCGGAGATCACGCAGGACGAGAGCGTGACGACCCAGGCCCGGCGCATCCTGGCCGATCTGGGGCGCAAGTGGAGCAAGGCCTTTGCCGAGAAGGCGGGCCCGCTCGCAAACCGCACGATCGGCCAGGTGGACAGGTTTTCCAAACAGAACCTGGGCGCGTCGCTGCGGGACATGTCCGGCGGGCTGACCATCAAGACCTTCCAGATGCCGGCCGGCCTGTACGACAAGGTCCTAGCCAGTACGGCGGAGAACGTCGGGCTGATCAGGAGCATCCCGGCGCAGTTTCAGGAGCGGATCCAGGGCATCGTCATGCGCTCGATCCAGTCGGGCGGCCAGGGCAGCGGGCAGATCTTCGACGAGATCAGGAACCTCAACCAGGTCACCCGCAACCGCGCCAAGCTGATCGCGGTCGACCAGACGCGCAAGATCACGTCCGCCATGAACGAGGAGCGGATGAAGGCCGCCGGCGTCAAGCAGTTCGAATGGATCCACAGCGGCGGCGGCGCAGAACCTCGATCGCTCCACGTTCAGTACAACGGGCAGACGTTCAGCATGGACAACCCGCCCATCATCGACAAGCGAACCGGGCAGCGTGGCTTCCCTGGCGAGCTGATCAACTGCCGGTGCCGCATGCGCCCGGTCATCGACTTTACCGAGTACCTCGATGAGCAAGCGACAAACTGACGTCAACGGCTACCTGCTGGTGCGCGACAACCCGATCACGAAGGTGGGGGTGTTCTCGTACCTAGGCAGCGAGATCGGCGCGCCGGAGGCCGACCGGGTCTATCGCGTGTACCGGCCCCAGGAAGAGCTGGAGAACCCGGAAACAATTGCCTCGGCAAACCTGGTTCCCTGGATTGACGAACACGAGTTCCTGGGCGTGGACGGGACGCCGCCCGAGAAGAAGGGTGTGCAGGGCACCACGGGCGAGAGTGCGCGGTTCGAGTATCCGTACCTGCGCAACAGTATCCGGGCCTACTCCAGCTTCATGCAGAACCTCATTGACCGCGGCAAGGTGGAGCTTTCGCCTAGCTACCGCTGTCGGTACGAATTCAGCGAAGGCGTGTTCGATGGCATGCAGTACGACGCCATCCAGCGCGACATTCGTTTCAATCATCTGGCATCCGTGAAAGAGGGCAGGACGGGGCCGGACGTGGCTGTACAGGACTGCCTCACCATCACATACGACTCAGCGGAGTTCATCAATATGGAAATCACCCCCGAAATGGAACAAGCATTGCGGGCGTTGATCGAGAAAATCTTGGCGGAACAAGCTGCCGCTGTCTCGGACAACGACCCCAAGAAGGAGGCTGTCACGGACGCGGATCCGCCGGCGGCGACCGGTGCCGTCTCGACGGAAGAAAAGGATGCCGTCGAAGAGACCGCAGCGGCTGCCGAGCAGGCGTCCAGCGCGGTCGAGTCCGCCACGGCTGCCATCGAGGAAGTGACGGCCGCGCTTGAGGAAGTGCAGGCCGCCGCCGAAGAAGTGAAGGCAGCCCCCACGGCCGACAGCAAGAAGGCCCTGGACGCCGCCCTGGCCAAGCTGGGCGCCGCCAAGAACAAGATCGCCGCGCGCGCCGCGGACGCCCAGGTCATGGGCATGATCGGCACGCTGCGGACGGAGGTCAAAGCCAATGATGCGGACGCAGTGATCAAGCGGATCGCCGAGCGTGATGCGCTGGTCAAGCGCGTGACCCCGTTCATCGGCGCCTTCGACAGCGCGCTGCTGACGTCGGCGGACCACGTCGCCAAGTACGCCGTCAAGAAGCTGGGCCTGAAGGCGCAGGACGGCGCCGAGCTCGCGGTGTTGCAGGGCTACCTGCAGGCCGCCAAATCCGACGCCGAAAAGATCGTCGGCGATTCCAAAACCGTGCGCGCCGAAGACACGGCCGCCAAAGTCTGGGGCGAAAAGAAATGATCCCGAACACCGCACGAACCTACCTGCTGTCCGGCATCCCCGGCAACATCAGCCATGACGGCCCGACCCGCGCGGCCTCGGCCATCATCGACTCGGCAGACGAAACCGAAAACGTTTTCGGCCGCGCGTTCACCTACAAGGCCGGTACCGACACCGTCGAAGTGGGCGGCACGGGCGCCTTCGCGGGCATCCTGATCAACCCCAAGGCCTATGCGATCGACGTCGCCTATGCGCGCAATGGCACGGTCGGCGAGTTCGCGACCATGGCCGAGGTGAACGTCCAGTTGGGCAACGACGGCAATATCGGCGATCCCGTGTCGTTCGACCCGGCCACCGGCATCATTTCCGCCGGCGAGACCGGCACCGTCATCCCCGGCGCGCATATCGCCCGCCACGAACCCAGCGCCGAGACTCCGCGTCTGGCGGTGATTGCCCTCAATGGCCTGGTGGTGCTGCCCACGCCCGCCGGCGCTGGCGCCTGATCGGAAAGGAACCAAAAATCATGGCAAAAACTCAATCCAAGGTGCACATGCACATGAGCGGCCGTCTGGCCCTCTCGCGCGGCGCCGTCAAGCTGGGCAGCGATGCCAAGATCGGCTTCGAAGACCTGGAGAACCTGGGCGTCGGCCTGCGCGCGATGGACTCGGCCCTGACCGGCCCGGCCGTCACGAACGGCGCGATGCTCTCGCACATGCTCCAGACCTGGCTGCCCGGCACGCTGCGCGTCGTCACCCAGGTGCGCAACATCGACGAGATCGCGGGCATCACCACCGTCGGCCGCTGGGAAGACGAGCTGATCAGCCTGCGCGTTGCCGAGCCGGCCGCCAAGGCCGAACTGTACGGCGACTCGACGAACATCCCGCTGGCCGACTACCGCCAGTCCATCGAATCGCGCGGCATCGTGCGCTTCGAGCAGGGCTTCCAGGTGGGCAAGCTGGAAGACGCCCGCCAGGCTGCCATCGGCTACCAGGCGGCGGACGAAAAGCGCCGCGCCGCGACCGAGTCGCTGGACATCAGCCGTAACCAGGTGGGCTTCTACGGCTTCAATCAGCCCGACACGAACGTGTACGGCCTGCTGAACGATCCCAGCCTGCCGGCCTTCGTCTCGGCCGCCACGCCTTGGCTGACCGCGAACTTCGACCAATTGGTCGCCGAGTTCACGGGCATGTACAACCAGCTCGAAACCCAAATGGGCGGCGAGCTCAAGGACACCGCCCGCCTGGTGCTGGTGCTGCCCACCGGCTACCGCTCGATCTTCAGCGTGTACAGCCCTGCGGCCTCGGGCATGACGTTCCGCCAATGGCTGAACGAGAACTTCCCGAACGTGCGCGTGGTGACGACCGCCGAGTTCAAGGACGCCAACGGCGGCCTGGACGTGGCCTATCTGTTCGTCGAGAACGCCGCGGATCAGGACGAGTCGGACATCACCGGCGCCAGCCTGATCCAGGCCGTGCCGGTGCGCTACCAGGTCCTGGGCAGCGAGAACCGCATCAAGGGCTACATCGAAGACGCCATCAACGCCACGGCGGGCATCTTCGTGCTGCGTCCCTGGGCGTTCGCGCGCCGGACCATCAGCGCGTCCTGATCGTCGCGCACTGAACAGAGGGCCGGGGAAACCCGGCTCTTTTCATTTCTGGAGTCGAAATGTCTCGCATCTATATCTACAGCACGCTCAGCAACGACCAGCGCTACCAGCTCAAGAACGGCAAGTCGGTCCTGATCGCTGGCAAGGCCAACGTGGCCAACAAGCAGCTGGTGACGCCCAAGGGCATGGCAACCGCGATCTCGGAGGACGAGTTCAACCTGTTGCAGGAGAACATCGTGTTCAAGGCGCATTTCAAGAACGGCTTCGTGTCGGGCAGCCACGACAAGCAGGACGCGGAAACCTTCGCTGCGCGCAACCTGGCGCCCGCGGACAAGGCGGCCCAGGACACCCCGGAAACGGCGCGTCGCCGCAACGCTGGTGGCGCCAAGGTCAAAGACGCCGAGGCCTGACATGGACTTCCCGCTGGCGAAGTTCCGGATCCTGTTCCCCATGTTCAACGCCGTTCCGGATGACGTTGTGCTGGCTGTGGCGGAATGGGCGCAGTGCTACACCAGCGGGCGCGGCTGTCAGTGCAACGAGCAGCTGTGGATGCTGATCACGGCGCACCTGCTGCAACTGCGGCTGAATGCCGAGGCGGGCAACGGCGGTGCGCCCGGCGCGCTCGCGTCGGCCACCATCGACAAGGTGAGTGTGTCGTTCCAGGCACCACCGGCCACTGACTCCTGGTCGCACTGGCTGAACCTGACGCCATACGGCCAGCAGTTCCTGGCGCTGTCCAAGAGCTGCGCGGCCGGCGGGTTGTATGTGGGCGGCCTGCCCGAGCGCGCGGCGTTTCGCAACGTGGGTGGCCTGTCCATCCGCGGGGGCAGGTTCCGATGAAGGTCGTGCGCAAGGGCGGCACGGAAAAGCTGCAGGCGACGCTGAAGAAGGTCGGCAGCCAGCAGATCCGCGTCGGGTTTTTTCCCGAGGCCAAGTATCCGGATGGGACGCCTGTCGCGTATGTCGCCGCCATCCAGGAATACGGCTATCCGCAGGGAAACATCCCGGCGCGTCCGTTCATGCGACCCACTGCGGAGCAGAAGAAGGCCGAATGGGGCCGGCAGATCGCCGGGGCCGTGCGGGGCGCCATCGACGGCAAGGTCGACATCGGCCAGGCCTTCGAGGCGCTGGGCGCGCGGTCGGCCGGCGACATCGCCCGAACGATCTCGCTGTTGACGACGCCACCCTTGAAGAAGACGACGCTGGAAGCCCGCCAGGCCCGGAAGAAGACGCCGGGCGTATCGAAGAAGCCCCTGGTCGACACCGGCCAGATGATCCAGTCCGTCAGCCACGTCGTGGAGGATAAATCGTGATTCCAGGAATCAACGTGCTTGGCATCGCGGCCGGCGCGATCGCGCAGCAGGCGCCGGCATGGCTCAAGTTCAAGGGGCGCACCGAGAATGAGCGCGGGCAGTGGGTCAATGAGTACGAGCCGCCCACGCCTATCCAGGGTTCCTGGCAGCCGGTGAGCGAGTCGACGATCCGCGACCTGGGGCTGGACACCGCCAAGCGCTATTTCAACCTGTACACGTCCCACCCCGTGGAGAACGTGCAGCGGGGCGCGGCGCCGGATCAGCTGATCTATGGCGGGCGCCGGCATGACGTGGTGGGCGGCGCTGACTGGTACACCCAGGACGGCTGGCGCGGGATCCTGTGCGTTGATGTGGGGCCAGCATGAAGCAGAAGCAGCTGGAAGCCACCATCCGGGCCGCGCTACTGCAGTTGCTGGCCGAGCAGGGCATCAGCCTGCCGGTGCTGGCGGCGTTTCAGCCCACCAAGCAGGGCCGAGTCGATGACGGTATCTATTTCTTCCCGGTCGATCGCGGGAAACGTGGCTGGCAGTCGCGCAAGTACCAGGATGACGGCGCCGCGCTCATGGCGACGGAATCCCAGATCAACGAGCCGATGTACCAGTTCCAGGCGTTCGTCGAGGACGACCTGGACGCACCGGAGCAGCTTCTGGCCTCCGACGTCCTGTCGGTGGTCCGCGGCGTGCTGCAGTCCATGAAGTTCACGCAGGCAATGACTGCCGCCGGGATCGGCGTGCAGCGCGCGACGGACATCGTGACGCCGGCGTTCGTGAACGAGCGGGACAACTTCGACTTCAACCCGAACTTCACCGTCATCTTCACCCACCACCGCAACATCACCCAGGCCACGGCACACATTCAACATGTTGCGCCGGGCATCCATCGCATTTGAGGAAAAAGACATGTCCATCAAGATGACTCGCTACGTCCGGATCATCAGTGCGGTGATCGGCGCCAATGCCGTCGCCCAGCAGCAACTGACCGGCCGGCGCTTCACCACCGACCCGCGCGTGCCTGTCGGCCAGATCGTCTCGGTGCGCCCGGGCGGCGCGGACGATTACTTCGGCTCGGACTCGCCCGAGGCGGCGTTCGCCCGCCAGTATTTCTCTTACGTCAGCCCGGCCCCTGCCTCGCAGGCGCCCGAGCTGCAGTTTGCCGCGTACCCGGACGTCGCGCGCCCCGGCCGCGTGTACGGCTATCGGATCTCGGCCAGTCTGGCGGACTTCCAGGCGGTTTCCGCCGGAGCCATGAACATCAAGGTCGGCGAGTTCAGCTATGCCTTGACCGGCGTGGATCTGTCCGGCGCTACGAGTCTGACGAACGTCGCGCAGCTGGTCACGACCGCCATTGCCACTGCCGCCACGGCCCAATCCGGCACCGCCGCGACCGTTACTTATGACGCCATCGCAGGTTCCTTCACGGTCGAGTCTGCCGCGACGGGCCCGGGTGCGATCGTGGTGTCCCCCGCCACCGGCAGCGATATCGGCGCGATGCTGGCGCTGCAGGGTGCTCAGGCCATCAGCTCGCCGGGATCGGCCGCCATGACGCCTCTGGAGGCCTTCCGCGCGTCGGAGAACGTGACCCACTCCTTCGGCTCTGCCTCCTTCGGCGTTGCTGTGGACCTGGAAGACGCGATTCCGCTGGCGGAGTACGTCTCGGGCGAGAACGTGAAGTACCAGATGTACTGGTCTGTCGACTCGGTCACGGCCGACGCCTGGAACGCCGCCATGATCGGCACCGCGTCCAACGGCCTGATCCTGAACGGCACTGCTGGCGAGTACAAGGAAGCACTGCCGATGGCGGTGATGGCGGCGACGGATTACGACCGTACCAACGCCACCATCAATTACATGTTCCGGCAGTCCGGCGTGACGCTCACGTCCGACGTGACGGACGACCAGATGGCCGACTTCTACGACGCGCGCCGGGTCAACTACTACGGCCAAACGGCCAGCGCCGGTCAGAAGATCTCGTTTTTCCAGCGCGGCTATCTGATGGGCGGCGCGACGGCGCCCCTGGACATGTCGGTGCACGCCAACGAGCAATGGCTCAAGGCGTACATGACGGCCCAGTTGATGAGCCTGCTCCTGACCACGAACAAGATCCCGGCCAACAACGACGGCCGCGGCATGGTCATGGCGATCATCCAGGGCGGCGTCAACAAGGCGCTGAACAACGGCACGATCCTGATCGGCAAGACTCTGACCGAGCTGCAGAAGGTCGCCGTCACCCAGCTGACCAACGATCCGCTGGCCTGGCACGACGTGCAGGACAACGGCTACTGGTGCAACGTCAGCATCGAGCAGGAGACGGGAGAATCTGGCGTGACCGAGTACACGGCCAAGTACACGCTGGTCTATTCGAAGGGCGACATGGTTCGCAAGGTCGACGGCTCGCACAACCTGGTCTGACCGGGCAAGACAACATTTTGGGCGGCCTGCGGGCCGTCATTCTTTTGAGGATCAGACATGTTCGATATTTCCGCTATCGGCGTTGCGATTCGCTGCGTGGCCAGCGAGTCTTTCCCGTCCGGCTTCACGATCACCGAGTTCGCGGACGACGCGGATCCGTTTGATCTTCCGGCGATCGACATCGCGACCGCCGCCATGACGGTTAATGGTGACTTGGTGACCTTCAGCGCTCCGACGCCCATCACCATCACCATCAACGTTATCCCGGGCAGCGAGGCCGACAACAACCTCGCCGTCATCTTCGAGGCGAACCGCGCCGCGAAGAACAAGCGGCACGCTCGCGACGTGATCACGCTGGTGGGCACGTACCCCGACAACGCCAGCTTGACCCTGAGCGAAGGCAAGATGACCAATGGCATGCCCGGCAACTCGCCGGCGTCGGCCGGCCGCATCAAGTCGAAGTCCTACACCTTCGCCTTCCAGAACCTGTCGCGCACGCGCGGCGAGTAAGGACGACACATGGCAGACCTGATCAAACCCCGCGTCGTCATGGTCAAGAACCGTGACGGCGTGGAGAAGGCATTCACCATTTCCCGCCTGCCGGCCACTGTGGCGCGAGAAGTGATCGCCAAGTACCCGCTGTCGAACATCCCCAAGCTGGGCGATTACCAGACCTCGGAAGAGGTCATGAAGAAGCTGATGAACTATGTGGCGGTGGACCTTGACGGGCGCGAGCAGCGGTTGACCACCGCGGCCCTGATCGACAACCACGTTGACGACGGGATCCAGCTCATGAAGCTGGAGATCGAGATGATCGAGGAGAACACCGGTTTTTTCGGACTCGGCGGGCAGCGCGGTTTCCTCGATTGCCTGCTGGAAAAGTGTCTCCACTCGATTATGCCAATGCTGACCCCTTTATTGGGTCAATTGTCAGCTCAGGACTCGCCCGACTCGTCGAGCTCAAAACCGAAATAGACCTGGAGGAGGCGATGGACCTCTGGGAAATCGCCACGACCAACAAGGTCAACGAGATCCGCGCGATGGAAGCGGAAAAGAGGAAGTGACATGGCCTTGCTGGACGCCCTGACGTACATCATCGACGCGGACAACTCCAAGCTGAACAAGGAGATCGATAAGTCCGAGCAGAAGACCGACGAGTTCGGCAAGTCGATGCTGACCGCCGAGGGGCGGGCCGGTCTGATGGAGCAGAAGATCAAGGGTGTGTTTACCCGAATCGGCGCCGCCATCCTGGCCACGGTGGCCGCCTCCAAAGCCCTGGAGACGTTCAACAACCACGTCCAGACGGTCGAGCAGATCCGCAACACCAGCGACGCGCTGGGCGTGGCGATCGAGGACGTCGACGCATTCGGCAAGGCCATCGAGCGGATGGGCGGCGACGCCCAGGGAGCGCGCGACTCCCTGACGGACATGGCCGAATCCATCGGCGAGGCGCTGCAGGACGTTGAGTCTGGCCGCGCCAAGACGTTCAAAGCGTTGGGCATCAGTCTCAAGGACGTCAACGGCAATGCCAAGAACGCCGTGCAAGGCATGGTCGAGCTGGCCGGTGCCGTTGAGGGGATGGGCCGCGAGCAGGCCGTCTTCCGGATCAAGGAGCTGGGCATCACCGACAACCGGTCGGTCGAGCTGCTGCTGAAGGGGCGCCAGGAAGTCGAGCGCATGCTGCGCGTGCAGAAAGAGCAGGGCGTCGTAACCAAGGAGTCCGCCGAGCGGGTCCGCGTTTACTCGGAAGGCTTGGCCAAGCTGAAGCAGAGCGCCGGCGTGGCGACGAGCGGCATCGTGGACTGGATCTTGCCGGCGATCACGCGCTTTATCCAGATGCTGGACTCCGTGGTCTCGTGGATGAACCGCCATGACACCTTCGTGAAGGGCTTTTTCATCGGGCTGACCACCATCCTGACCGCAATGTTCCTGCCGGCGGTGATCTCGGCTACCGCGGCGGTGTGGGCGCTGATCGCCCCGTTCCTGGCAGTGGCAGCGCCGATTGCCGCTGTCGTCGCTCTCTTCGCGCTGCTGTACGACGACGTGATGAACTTCCTGGACGGGAACGATTCGCTCATCGGGCAGATCTCGGAGAAGTATCCGATCGTCGGCGAGACCGTCAAAGCGATGGCGCAGGCTGTCACTGCGGCATTCGATTGGGTCAAGGAGGCGCTAGCCGGCGCCTACGACTCGGTCAAGATCTTCGCGTCGGGCGCGGTGAACTCGTTTGCCGTGATGGGCAAGTCCATAGGCGCCATCTTCCAGGGCGTCGTGGGCGTGGTGAAAAGTGCTTGGACATACATCAGCGGGGTCTTTGACAGCGTATCGTCTGTCATTTCCCGGATCGGAAAGTGGCTGGGCTTCGGCAGCGGAGACGACATCGAGGTGACCGCATCGACGGTGTCCAAGGGAGTATCAGACGCCGAGGCGAAGGCGGCGGAGAACATGAAGGTGGCACAGGCGCAGCTTGACCAGGCCGCTGCGAGCCCCATGAACTCGGTCACGTCCAACGCGATTTCGAACGCCAGCAACACGCACACCGAGACGAACGTGCAGGTCGGACAGGTGACGGTGCAGACGCAGGCAACGGACGCCCAAGGTATCAGCCAGTCGATCGGTGGCGGCTTGAAAGACGAACTCAGAAACCTGCAGGCTGATTCCGCCAGTGGAGTGAAACGGTAATGCAGCTATCCGACAGCCTTTCAACGTCCACTCAGCAACTGGTAGCGATCCTTGATACCGAGAGCTTTGAAACGCTGTTCTCGTCAGCGCATCCCATGCGCGTCGCGGTCAGGGAGGCAAAGCGCGCCACCAAGTTCGCGGTCGAGGACGGCAGCGAGCGGTCGGACCACGTCGTGCGCGAGCTGACGGAAATCCAGATCGACTTCCTGCTGGCCGATGACACGCGCAACCAGTTCGAGTCCCTGCGCCAGGCGTTCGATCAGAACAAGCTCGTCACCGTACAGACGAAGGTTCGGTCGTACGAAAACATGCTGATCGTCGACATGCCGCATGACGAGACGCCCGAGCTCGGAATGGCGATCAATGTGCCGGTCAGGATGCAGGAGTGGGTGGAGGTGAAACCGGAGTTCGGCGAGCTGCCGCCGGCGAAGGTGGAGAACAAGAGCCAGTCCAGCACGGTGAAGCGCGGCCAGCAGACATCGGAGGAATCCGGCGCTGGCACCGAGCGGAAGGGCAGCGTCTTGAGCGGGGTGTTCAAGTGAGAGACATCACCTTGTTGGCGGTGCCGAACCAGACGTTTTCGGCCACGATCAACGGCGTCTTGTGGGAACTGACGGTCAAGGTCGCGCGCGGGACGATGTTGGCAGACGTCCGTCGCGACGGCGTGGACCTGGTGCTCGGGCAGCGGATCATCGCTGAATACCCAATCCTGCCATACCGGCACCTGAGCCACCAGGGCAACTTCGCCATCCTGACCCGGGACGGCGAGCTGCCATGGTGGGAGGAGTTCGGCCGGTCACAGTCGCTGATCTACCTGGAACCGGCGGAGGTCGGAATCAATGATTGACCTACGCGCCATACGGATCGGAATCGAAGTGTCCGGCCGGATGAACTACTACACCGCCGCGGATGGCATGCGGATCAAGGCCAGCGGCACCAAGTACGCCAACGCCACGCAGAACGAGTGCAGCGTGACCATCTCGAACCTGCGCCGAGAGACGCGCGACTTCCTGCTGACCGAGACAAGCCCGTTCAACAAGAACCGGACGCCGAAGCGGCTGGTGGTTGAGGTGGGGCGCGTCTCCACCGGGCTTTTCAAGGTCTATACGGGCGACATCATCAGCGCGGAGCCGAGCAGCCCGCCGGACGTGGACATTGTCCTCAAGTCCAAGACGGGCAACGCAGCAAACGGGGTGGTGGTGTCCAAGAGCGCGCAGGCGACCTCGAAGCTGTCGGCTATTGCCGCGGCGGTTGCCACGGACATCGGCGCGACGCTCGTCTTCCAGGCGCTGGACAAGCTGATTGGGAACTACACCTATACCGGAGGAGCGCTGGGGCAGGTGAACCGGCTGGCCGAGGCCGGCGGCGTGCGGGCGTTCGTCGACGACACGCGACTGATCGTGCAGGACTTCGACAAGGCCGTCAGTGGCCGCGTCAAGATCCTGAACATGAACAGCGGCATGGTGGGCATCCCGAAGGCAACGGAGAAGGGCGTAGAGGTGACGTACCTGATCGATGGCGAGTCGGTCCTGGGTGGCACGCTGCGCTTGGAAAGCAAGTTCAACCGGTCGCTGAACGGCGACTACAAGATTGATCAACTCAAGTTCGACGTGGCCAGCCACGAAGATCCATTCTTCTACCAAGCGACATGCAGCCGACTGTAGCCCCCGATATCGACGGCGCCGACGACGGAAGCATGGCGGGCGTCCTGAAATCCTGGATCCGCGCATTCATTCGCGAGAACCTGGACGACATGCTGCCGGCCCAGGTTGTCTCCTACGACGACGTCTCGAACCGGGCGGTGGTCAAGCCGCTGATCATGGTCGGCACTACGGACGGGCAGAAGATCTCGCGCGGCAGCATCCCGAACATCCCGGTGTTCCGGTTCGGAGGCGGCGGGTTCTTCATGCGGTTCCCCATCAAGCCCGGTGACTTCGGATGGCTCAAGGCGAACGATCGGGACGTGTCGCTGATGTTCCAGCGCGGCGGCCGGGAAGACTGGCCCAACACGGAGCGGCTGCATTCCTTCTCCGACGCGATGTTCTTTCCTGACACGATCAAGGATTGGGCGATCGACGGCGAGAACGCCGATGCTCTGGTCCTGCAATCCATGGACGGCTCGGTCTGCATCTCGTTGCACGCCGGCGAGGTGCGCATCAAGGCGCCCAAGGCGAAGGTGGAGATCCCCGAAACGGAGTGGATCGGAAACATCGAGTTCAAGGGCAACGTCGCCACCAGCGGCGGAAACGTGGCGATGTCGGGCGGCACGCTGACGCACAACGGCAAGAACATCGGAAGCACCCATACCCACAACGGGGTGCAACCCGGCAGCGGAAACTCGGGAGGCCCAAATTGATCTCGTTTCAGACCGACGACGACAACGACTTCGTGACGCTGCCCAACGGCAACTTGGCCATGGTGGCAGACCGCGACGCGGTGGCCCAAGAGGCCAAGCACTTCGCCGCGACGGCGCGCGCAGAGATGATCCACGCCTATGACGAGGGCATCCCGTTCCTGCGGGAGGCGTTCAGCAAACAGCCGAACCTGGCGCAGTTTGAAGCGTCCTTGCGCCGGCGCCTGCTGGCCACGCCGGATGTCACAGGCATCGTGAGCCTTGTCACGCAGATCGAGGGCGAGTCGCTCAAGTACACGGCGACGCTCCAAACCACATACGGCACGGTAACGATCAATGGCTGATTACAGTTTCATCGCAAACCGCGGCGTGATCGTCGTGGATACAGCTACGACGCGGGCTCAGGTGGAAGCCGAGTTCCGGGCGGTCTTTGGCGAAGACATGCCGACCGACCCGGCGACGCCCCAGGGCATGCTGATCACCCGCATCACTGAGGAGCGCGACGCGATCGCGCGGAACAATGCCGAGCTGGCCAACCAGATCAACCCGGCGCTCGCCGGCGGCGTGTTCCTCGACTCGCTGATGGCGCTGACGGGCGGGCGGCGTCGCAGCAGCGTGCGATCTCTGATCGTGGGCGCCATTCTGGGCGGCGTTCCTGGCACCAATGTCCCCGCCGGCTCGATCGCGGAGACCTCACTGGGTGAGCAGTTCGAGTTGGTTGCCACAGTCGTGCTGGACTCTGCCGGCGCGGCTGTTGGGAATCTCCGGGCCCTGCAAGACGGCGAGATTGTTGTGCCGCCCGGGGGCCTCGATACGGTGGCCTCCAGCGTCCTGGGATGGGAGACGATAACCAACCCGGATGCGGCGATCCCGGGGCAATTGGAGGAGAACGACGTCCTCTTGCGCCGGCGGCGCGCGCAGACGCTCGCTCTGCAAACCACCTCCATCAACGAGGCCATCGTGTCGCGGCTGTATGACATTGAGGCCGTGAGGTCCTGCTACTACCTGGAGAACTACGCCGACGTCGACCAGATCGTCGACGGCATCCCCATGCGCAAGCACAGCATCTGGGCGTGCGTGGAGGGCGGCACGGATCAGGAAGTAGCCCAGGCGCTCTTCGAGACTAAGACGGTCGGCGGCGGGTACAACGGCGCGGTACTGGTGAATGTGGCTGACCCAGTGAATGGACGGCTGTACGAGGTTAAGTTCGACCGTCCCGAGGAAATCGTGCTTCTGATCCGCGTGACCGTTCGGGAAAGCTCGTTAGACGTCCAGCAGCTAATCCCCGACTTTGTCATGAACTACGTCAATGGCGACATCGAGGGCGACGTTAGCTTCGTGGTCGGCAGCGACGTTTCGACGTTCGAGATTGCCAGCGCCATCAATCAGCAGGAACCGACGATCTTCGTGAAGAAGGTCGAATTGTCGGTTGTCGGGTCCGGCGTATGGTCTGCCGACACGATGGACATTTCGCCCGACCAAATCGCGCGGACGCAGCGTAGCTCGATCCAGGTGGTGATTGCATGAGCGGAACCCAGCAATTCGACTTTGCTGTCGACCTGATGCGGTCCATCCTATGGCAGTACGAGGGCGCCCCGCGCGCCGTCGCGCTGGCGAGGAATGACCAAGCCTGGATCGACAGCCATCAATCGGAGTTCTGGCGCGCGTGGCATAGAAACGTGTTCGACCTGGATACGGCCAACGAATTCGGGCTTTCGGTCTGGGCCCGCATCCTCGGAGTGTCGCTGGAGATCGGCGAGCCGCGGCGGGTGGAAGGCGTGTTCGGCTTTGGCGCCGAGAACAAGAACTTCGGAAATGGCAACTTCGGTCGTGGGACTGACGGCCAAGTGAGCCTTGACATCGAGTCAGCGCGCAAGCTGCTGAAGCTGCGTTGGTTCCAACTGACCATGCGGCCGACTGCGCCGAACATAAATCAGGCACTGGCCAGCGTATTCGGCGATGGCGTCGCATATGTCGCGGACAGCTATGACATGACTTGGGTCACCTTCTTTTTCACCCAGACGCCCGATTATCGCCTGCGTCGCCTGTTGGAAAGGACGGACATCCTCCCACGTCCGTCGACTGTCGGGGTCGGTTGGAAGGTGCAGGTTAAGCCGTCCTGGGGCTTCGGCCCCGAGCATCTCAATTTCGAAAACGGAAACTTCGGAGCATAAATGGCTACCAGGATCTACAAGACGCCGTTCGCGGCGACGGGCGATAAGGAAGTGCTGGCGACCGCCGACCAGCCAGACGGCAAGGTGTCGTTGCAGGCGGGCTGGACGCCCGACTACGAGCTGCCTAACGACAACGCCAACTACCGTCCCGTGGGCCGCGCGGAGATGAACGGAATCCTCAGCGAGGTAACGGAAGGTCTCGGCGAGATGCAGTTGAACGGCTTCGCGACGTGGCAGGACATCGAGGGCGGCTGGCCACTTGGTGCCCAAGTCAGCCATGGCGGAACCGTCTACAAGTCGACGGTTGCCGATAATGTCGCTGTACCGGGACCCGGAGTCGCTGGCTGGCAGAGTGCCAACGCGGGCACGCTGCTCCGCACTTCGGTGTACCGCAATTCCGGGGGCACTCAACAGGTGAGCGTTGATGGCGGCGCGTTCACATCGACGGGTGCCGGCACCTTTAACAAATTGTCCGGTGCAAATTCAGCCATCGTCGAAGTGCTTGGGGGCGGCGGTGGTGGCGGTGGCGCGCAAGCCAACGGGGCCGGAGCAACATCGTCCGGCGCTGGCGGGGGCAGCGGCGCTTACGGCAAAACTAGAGTGTTTTCTGGGCTGACAGGGGTTGTCGTAGCAGTTGGCGCGGCTGGCGCGGCTGGTTCGGCATCGAGTGGTGGCGGCAGTGGCGGGACGTCATCTTTCGGCGCGCTGGTAACGGCCCCCGGTGGGGCGGGCGGTGCGTTGGGCCTGACGACTTCGGGGTTCCCGCTTCTCAGTCAGGGGGGCGCTCGCGCCGCGACGGCCACGGGTGCGAACATTGTCAACTCCCCTGGATCGCCGGGCGGAAGTGGTCTTACGTTGGCATTGAACAAGATAACGGACGGCCAGGGTGCCGCCTCCGTTTTTGGCGGCGGCGGTGGCTCTCCGATTGCCGGCGGTCCGGGCAACGACGGCGGCGCGTATGGCGCGGGCGGTGGCGGCGGCGCGTCAACAGCAAGCCAAGCCGGGCAGCCGGGGGGCGCAGGAGGCAGCGGAGTTATTATCGTTCAGGAGTTCGCATAAATGACCATTTACGCACGTATTGATAATGGTGCCGTTGTCGAAATAATTCCTCTCAGACTCTACGACGACGGAACCGAAATTCCAATTGAGCTGCGATTTACCCCGCAGTTTGTCGCCACGCTGATTGATGTGACCAATGAAGACCCTATGCCTGACGTTTGGTGGGGCTTCGATGGCGCGAAATTTTACGGGCCCGACAACTGAATTTGGGCCACGGTTCGGTAAGCCTTGCCGCGTTATTAGGCAATGCAGGTGTTGTAGCCTAATTGACCCCTCTCAAACTAAGCATTCATCTGCTGCTTTTTTTGGAGGGGGTCTTTAGTTTGTTCGTCGCCTCGTGCAAGAAAACGACCCTGCAAACGATGTCGTATTCGCTCAAGTGGCAATTCTAAAAGGTGATATATGGCCGCGCCAACCAGTATCGATATGCCAATGGCAGCTAGCATTGCTACGATACTGTTCTGGAATCGCGTTTGTAGGTGCATAAACACGAGCCAGTGAAAAAGGTAAATCGAATAGCTCCAGGTGCCCAGTTTTTGCATGACTTTCGAATTGACCAAGCGTCCAAATATTCCTTTGATATCGATCGTCGCTATGATGAACAACACCCACGCCGCGCTGATATAGACAAACTTGTCAGATAAGGCCGTGTCGAACGGCATCCCAAAGATGGCATGCCGAGCTCCGGTGGTGCCGAGAATAAGGCCCGCCGCGACCAGAGTGCATATGACATCGGAAGACCGGTCAGAAACCCGGCCGCGAACGTCGTTGATGACCGTTGCGAGGTAGCAGCCCATAGTGAAGCTGGACAGATACCACTTAGTTCCGATTCCATTCATCTCTGTGCGCCAATATGGCCACAGCGCCTGTTGACCCACGATGAAAATTATCGCCGTGACTGATGCTACCGCGATACTTTGCTTGCGCGCGGCGATGAGCGCCGCTGCTATGAGCGGAAGCCATGCGTAAAAAGTGAATTCGACTGGGATTGTCCACAAGTGCGCGTATCCGTTTTGAAAGGACACGGCGAGCCAAACGTCCCGGGCAGAATCTATACCTGCTGTACCCAGTAAAAAATACACCAGTACCGCGACAAAAAACAACGGCAGGATGCGGATCACGCGTCCCAGGGCGTACGAACCCAACGCAGAAACCGAAAAACCAGACGTCTGGAATTTATGGGTGAGCAGGAATGCGCTGAGTACGAAAAATAGCCAGACGCCAATTTTCCCTGCACCTGCTAGGCGAGGGCCCACGGCCGTGATAAAGAACATGGCGGCAGCGTGAGTCAGCAATACAACAAGGCATGCCAGCCCGCGGATTCCATCGGCTCCAGGGAAGCGCTCGTTTTTAATCATTCCTCTGTCCAGAGTGCATTCCAATGAGCCGGACTGTTCGCGAAGCATCGTCACAGCGACATGTTGGCGCGTGAGGCCGATTGATCGCAAATAAGCGCCCGCGTCGGGCGCGGTGCAAAGTTTACCCGCTTCGGCGGGCTTTTTTTCGTCTATAGGGGACGCGATTGAACATCCAAGACTTCGACGCCTTCGCGGCAAAGTTCGCCGGCGTGCTTGGCGCCGCGGTATCGATGCGATACCTGCAGGGGTCCTGGCCTGCGCGCCTCAGCATGGCGGTCAGCGGCTCGCTGGTCGCCTATTACGCCGCGCCGTACCTGTCGCTCATGCTGGGCATTCCTGAAGGGCTGGCCGGCTTTCTGACGGGCATGTTTGGAATGGCCATCGTGTCCCGCGCCTGGGAGGCCGTGCAGGCGGCGCCGGTGGCCGCTCTCTGGCAGGCCGTCATCGACCGCGTGCGCGGCAAAGGGGCGTGACATGGACAGCACCATCATTCTGACCCTGTGGGCGGTCCTGGCATTCGTCTGCTGGTTGGTCGTGGCCGGGGGTGCGGCGCTGGCCGTATTTGCGCGGGCGATCAAGGACACAACGCTGGAGCGTATCGGCCTGTCGGCCATCTGCCTGACGGCGACCGGCGCGGCCTGCCGCATCTTCGTGGCGGGCTGGGCCAGCGCGGGAGACGCGGCGCTCGCGGCCTCTGCCGCCTTCTACGTGGCCGCCGTGACGGCCAAGCACATCAGGAGCCCGAAGCAATGAGCCAGTTCCAGCTTTCACAGCGCAGCCTGACGCGCCTGATCGGCGTGCATCCCGATCTGGTCGCTGTCGTCAAGCTGGCGATCCAGCGTACGGCGGTGGACTTCACAGTGGTGGAAGGCGTGCGCACGCTGGCGCAGCAGCGCGAGTACGTCTCGAAGGGGGCCAGCCAGACCATGGCCAGCTACCACCTGCCTCAGGCTGACGGCTTGGGCCATGCGGTCGACCTTGCGCCGCTGGTGGGCGGGGCGGTCCCCTGGGAAGACTGGTCCATGTTCAAGGACCTGGCCGACGTGGTGAAAGCCTGCGCCGCCGAGCTGGGCGTGCCGGTGGAGTGGGGCGGCGACTGGAAGACGCTCAGGGACGGCCCTCACTTCCAGATACCGCGGGAATGGAAGTCGCGCGCCGGCCGCGCTGGTGCGGAGGCGTGATGCAGGAGAACCTGGGGTTCATGCTGTCCGTCGTGGGTGCGGATGCGGTGAGCGCAGCGGCGGCCGGCGAGCCGCTGACGCTTTCCCAGATCGTCGGCTATCTGGTGGCGGCGCTGCTGGGCGGCGGCGCCATGGTGAAGGTGGTTCCGATCCTGCTGGCGCGCCTGGCTGTTTCTGCCGCTGGCGCCAAGTCGGAAAAGGACGCCATCGAGCGGCTGGAAGGCCAGCTCGCGGTGGAGCGCCAAGCCAGCGCAGAGGCGCGCAACGCGGCCAACGAGGCCTACAAGCAGCGCAACGACCTCTATCTTGACCTGGCCAAGGTCCAGGCGGAACTGGCAGCGCTGAACGAGCGTACCGCCTACCAGGCGCAGACCATCGAGCGACAGAACATGCTGATCGCCGAGCTCACCGCGCAGGTGCGTGCATTACAGGGAGAGGTACGTGGAAAAGCTGCATGAATGGTGCCTGTGCAAGCACCCAAAATTGGCGCGCGCGCTTCGTGGGCTGTATGCCATCGTTCTGGTGGCAACAATCTTCGGCGGCGGGTATTCGTTGGGCAGTCTGTTCACGTGGAAAAGTGCCTCGTTGGCACTATCGGAACAGGCCGAAGTGAACCGCCAGCAGCGCGAGGACTATCGCCAGGCGCTGGCTGCTCTATCCGCCACGGTTAGCCGAGCCGCCGGGACGGCAGAGCAGGCGGCTGACAGAGTGGACCAGGCCGCTGAAGCTGCCGAAGGGGCTATCAAGGCTGCTAAGGGAGCCGCGACCAGGGCGGGTACCGCCGCCACGAAGGCCAGCGCCGCGGCGAAGTCCGCAAGTACGGTTGCCAAGAAGGTAGAGGAGGTTTTGGCTCCGCCGCCGCCAACTGCGCCCGCCAAGGTTCCTGACTGGCTGAACACGCCATGATCCCGCGCGCTGCACTGCCGTACCTGATCGGAGCGGCCTTGGTGGTAGCCTTGGGTCTGGGCGTGGCGTGGTACGGATCCCATCGGGAAGCTGCGGGGGTCGAGCGTACGCAACTGGAGGCGGCTGCCAATGCCCGCCAGATCGAGGCGCAGTATCGGCGCCAGGAACAGGAAGTGGTGGCGGATTACACGAGCCGCCTGGAGAAAGCCCATGAAGCCATCCAAGTTTCGAATGTTGAGCGCGATCTCGCTGTTGGCACTGCTGGCAGCCTGCGCGGCACCATCGACGCCGAGCGTACCCGAGCCGCCCAAGCTGCCGCCCGCGCCGGTCTCTCTGAGCAAGCCGCTACCCGAGCCTGGGATGTTCTCAAAGCGTGCACGGACGAATATGCAGCTTTGGCAAGAGACGCTGACGCAGCCATAGACGGATTGAGGGAGGCCGACGCCTGGGCGAAGGCAGCAGCGAAGATCAACCGCTAG